TCAAGGGTTTTCAGCAAATTCTTCCCGATCCGCTTCCTTCTCTATTTGTTCACTTGGGTGCACCTTGGGTGCAAAAAGTGGTCTGCGGGTGTATTTTTGCAGTTTTTCGATAACTGAATTCGTGGCGTGCATCGCGTCAGACAGATACTCTGGATCAAACGCCTCATACGCGTCTGCGGTTCGGGCTTCATCGTGCCCCAGCCAAACGTCACGCTGCTCTTTGTCGACGCGAGGCTTTTCACGTCGAACCATCGTGGCCATGAAATGCCGTATCGTGCCTTGGGTGAATTGCGGAAGCCCGCATTCCTCGGCATGGCGTTTGAATGTCCGTTTCATAGTGCTGACCGGCTGACCATTCCAAACCATCGGCGCGCCGATTGCATCGGCCGTTCTCTTGGCTTCTTCCGCCTTTTCCTCTGCTTTCCATCTATCCAACCATCCGTGCAGGTTCTGGGTCAGCCGGATTTTCGGCCTATACTTATTGGTCTGTCGACGACCTGTCGGATTTAGATCGAGGACGCCAAATCTCCGATTGACCCGATCTTCAGTGTCTCGAAAGTCGATGATGGTATCAGGACGGGCCCACGTGTTAAGCGAGAGGATTACAAACCGGAAGAGGTTCTCCTGCCGTTTGCCGATCATATCGATAAAGTGGCCGAACTCATCAAAGGTGGGCAGCCAGTCGCGCGGCTTCGGTTCCGGTACATTAAGAAGCTCTGCAACCTGTTTTGCCTGCGTGATCACCTCTGGCGCGCTGTCGAGCAATTGAACCTCGTGTTCGTTGCCGAGGCCATCACGGACAACGAGCAACTTTTTCCCAATCTGAAAAGCAGCGGAAACCACAGACAGATTTCGAGCGATGTAGGCAGGGCTGTGGCCGAATTTCTCCTGGCTCCATTGCATGAACTCTCGCTGACGGATTGGCCCGAAAGAAGCGACATTGGCGGTCGGAAGCATTTTCTCCGACAGGAACTCCCGAATGATTGAAATGGCGCGAAACGCCTGCTCTCCGGACGGCTTGGCCTTAACGTCATTCTCGTAATAGTGGTCAAGCGCCGCCAGCATCATTACGCGTTCGGGCGCACGTCCCGAATCTGCCTGGAGCGTTCCGACAATTTCGATGAGCTTGTCTTGGGCTTCGCTGAGAACTTTCGTGCCAAGTGATCGGCGAGCAACTTTTCGCTTTCGCTTGTTATACCAGTAGGCGTAGAGGTTGTCGGAATTGCCCTCGGTGCCGATCCAATAATCTCCATACTCCCAGAGACGTTCTGACATTCTTTTTCCTTACGAGATAAATAGGCGGCAACGGCGGACGGATGATAAAGCACGGCCCCCTTCTTGCCGGAAACATAGGCGATTTCGCCATTTTGACGGGCTCGACGAAGTTCTCGCAGGCCGAGCAGCGCAGAAAACCGTTTGCAAATCTCACCTTCGGTTAGCAGTTCCTCAAAGCGCGTGAGAGCGTTGTTCGCTACCATTTCGTGACCTCATATTTCAGATGAAGCTCGCGCATGTTGATGAGGATCGGGTGAGCGCTCGTTGGGCGCACCATGGCCCAGCCCTCGGCAATCGTCATCACACGTGCAGGGTGTTTCGTTTCACGGTTTTGCAGCCGACTGCCCGGCCTGATCTTTTTGGAACGGTCAGCCATGGCAACCCGCTCCCGGCATCGCGTTATGTTCGATGCCGTCTAGCAGGCGCCCTGTAGAGGCTTTGGAAGAAGGAGCAACGAAGACAACTCGCTCGCCATGAAAACCTTGCCCACCTTTCAAGTTTAGCCACTGACCATGTGGATTCTCGCGTTGAACAACATCGCATCGGCGCCAGTCAGAGTCTTCGACCTCTCGGTCATATATCTGATGCCAATTGCCCCACTGCTTAAAGAAGAAAGGTACACCGGTCGCAGCACATTGATCGCGCAACGAGCGCGCCCAATCTGGATGCATAGGACGTGCGCCCTTCCCGCTCTCCCCACCGGCCACGACCCACTCCATACCAGGCGCACAACGTTCGTCGTGGTGATGGTGAGCGACTGACGGGTCGAACCTGTGCATCACACCGTGTATGACTTCCCCCGCGCGACCATCATGGCTATGAGTTCCGCCGCAGCCACGTTGTCCGCCGATCCATTGGGTTCCGCCCCGCATTGAATTCAAGTTAAGTGGCCCGAGTAATGGCTCGGCACTGACCCAGCGAATTGCTGCCGGCGTGTCGAGCAGTGCCGGGATGCGTTCATCGGCGCGCTTCTGATCTTCAACAGATACGCCCAGCCAGACGTTCGGTAGCGGCCATGACCAGACCTCGGGCGCGCTGCCACTGAAAGTGTACCAATTGGCATAGATTTCTTCGAGCAAATCATCTTCATGCCGCGAGAGAAAATCGCGCATCCGGTCGGCGCGTTTGGTTAACACCTGGAAGGTGTGCTGTTGAGCGATCGCCATGACAGTGAAAACGTCTAGAATCCAATCGTCCGGAACGTCTTCATGGAAAAGATCGCCATGCGCGCACACGAACACCATCCGCGATTTTTTCCATTCGAGGGGTTGGGCGAGCCAATCGCGATTGAGGCGAACCTTACCATTCCAAACTGGTCCCGACTTCGAGGCGACAGTCAGCCCAGCACGTGAAGGGTGATGCTGCAAGCGCGAGCCGGCGAGCTTCATGGCATAGCAATTCGTACATCCGGGAGAAACGACGCTGCATCCTGTGATTGGATTCCAAGTTGCATCCGTCCATTCGATATGGGTCTTGTCAGCCATGATCGTGCACCTCCGCAGAACGTTTCTTCCGCCAATCGAAAAAACCGAGAGCGCCATTGCAGGTGATTGGTTTTTCTAGCAGAAGCGGATTGTCGAGAACGAAGCCATACGGGCCAAAAAACCAAGGATCGTTTGACCGGAGAACCACATCGACGATATCGACAGTGCCGATGATGGCTCCGCGCGGGATCGAGCGAAGCGCGGGCACGGGATGCGCGCGCAGCATTTCGCGCGTTGCGTCATCCCTCTGGCCAATCTGATAAGCTAAGGTCCGGCAGTCTTCATACTCGTATTGCGTCATTCCCTTGGAGGCGTGGACGCAAATCGTCCCGCGAATGCTTGTGTTCCAGGTGCGATTCTCGACCGGCTTTCCAAGATAAAAGATACAGTGAACCCACGGCTGGCGCACTGACAGGGCCAATTGTGGTAGGTCTTCTGGAAGAATGAATTTCATAATCGCCCCCTAAACCCGCATCGGCATGATGACGAAAAGCGGTGGCACGTCGCCATCCTCGGCCCCGACGGGCGAAACCTTGCAGGGTGCGCCGGGGTCGCTCAATTCGAACCGCATTTCCTTGGCAGACACAGCGCCCAGAACGTCGAGGCAGTACTTGTGATTAAAGCCGATAGTCACTTCGTCGTCGTGACCTTCGTTTATAACAATGCTGTCCTCGGCCTGCCCGCTATCGGGGTTGGTGACCTCCATCTTCAATTCGCTCGGGCTGAAGCTGAATTTCACAGCCCTGCCGCGCTCGCTGGAAACCGTGCTGACCCGATTGATCGCGCCCGCAAGTTCCTCCCGATCAATGATGTAAGCCTTGTCATTGTTGGCAGGAATTACTCGCTGATATTCTGGATATGTGCCGTCAATCAGCTTCGACGTGATGGCCGTTCCATCAGACAGGATGATGCGAATTTTGCGGTCGGATATCTTTAGAACGATGTCCTCATCGCCCTTCGCAAAATGCTGGAGCAACGCAACGGTTCGGCGCGGCACGATGATTGGCGGCATTCCTGCACTGCCTGCCGGGGCTTCGAGATTCATGTGAGCGAGGCGATGGCCATCTGTCGCCACGAAGGCCAGATGCTCCCCGTCGTTGTGCATGAAAACGCCATTCAGATAATAGCGCGTTTCCTCAGTCGAGATTGCGAACGCCACTGTGGCAAGAACGCGCGCAAGCACATTGCCTGGCAAGGCGAATTCGTGTGTGAACTCACCTGCGGACATTTCCGGGAAGTCCGTCGCCGGCAACACCTGCAGGCGAAAGCGCGATCGACCCGACTTGATGTTCACGTGCGTCTCGTCGCCTTCAAACGTGACCACACTGCCGTCAGCGAACTTGCTGACCGCGTCATGCAAGAGCCCGGATTGTACGGTGAAGGGTCCGATATCTGGCAAGCCATTCTGCTTTGCCACCGACTTGACCTCAATGTCGAGGTTCGTACCGGTAACGCACAGTTCGCCATTTTCGACGGTCAGCAACACGTTACCAAGGATCGGGATCGTGTTGCGCTTTTCCACGGCGCGATTAACCGCCGCAAGGGCGGGGAGCAAAGCTCCCCTTTCTATGCTGAAGCTGACCTTCGTCACGCCGCTGCCTCCGGCTTGCCAGCGAAGCATGGCAGTTCCGTCGCCGACTTTACGTCGGAAACCGAATGCTCCAGGTGCTGGGTGATAATCTGGTCCGGGCGATAGATCTGATAGCACCAATGAACACTGCCGCCGCTAACGCGATAGCGCAGACGAACCGGAATGCGCACGGCATCGCCCATGAAAAATACCGGGATCGACAGGATAAACATGCCAGGCACAGTAATGGCCTTGCCGTCCGCACCAACGTGGTTTTCTTCCCACTGAAGCTGTCGTTCGCCAGATTGCAGCGTATGATTGACCTTGACCTTGGACTCCACATTAACTTGCATCTTGCGGGATAGCTCAACCAACTGGTTCGGGTTGGCAACAGTGCAGGAAAAGTCTCGCTCGATGTTGGCCACGTCAGCGTCAGAAGGTGACGCAAGATCGGGAATGCGATCTTCAAGGAAATAGGCAAACTTTTCCTGATCCATGAACTCGCCATCCTTGCTGACCCAGACTTTCCATTCTTCGGACAGCGGGAACTCGTAGTGGATGCGATGAGACAGGAAGTCGGCAATGCCACCGTTCCGCGCTTCATGATAGTCGATGACTGTGGTCATTGAAGGCTTGCGCCAGTTGAGATCGACAAACACGACGGAATGTTCCGTCTTGTGCCGGTTGGCCAGATCAATCAGCGATTCCAGCGTCTGGACTGTTGCCGTGCCCTGCTTTCGCTTCGGATGCAGGCGATGCTCTTCGAGCAGCTTGGAAATGCTATTGATGCCGGGTGTTTCGCCTCGCGTAAGCAAAGCGGGCACGGATTTCGGCAGGCCGGTCATCTGGTCGTTGGTTTCGATGGTGACCAGCTCCGCACCATCTGCCCGTGCGCCAAGTTCGGCAGCAGCCCGGATATCGAAGCTTTTGAGAGGCATCGGCAATAGTTCGGAAGTTGCAGTATTCTCGGACATTTTAGCTCCTGATTTTAGAGGGGGTTAGCCGTGGATCACGTCGGTCACACCGCGCGATGCATCGCGAGGGCCACCGAACATGTCGATTTGCTTGGGGTGCTGGGTGGACAGTGAGCCGTCATCCAGAAGCCAGTAGAAAGATGAGCCGTGGACCGGCTTCGGGCGCTTGGAACTGGTTTCCGCTTCAATGGTGACTGTGCCGTCGACCACTTCGATATTCAGCTTGAGCGAAACGGAACCTTTGGCCTTGACCTTGGGCCGGCCGCCCGTGTGCTCCTGAAGGGCTGCAAGTGTTTCCATCATTTCGGTGGTCAGGCGCTGCGCCAGTTCGCCATTTTCCAGAAGGCCAATGATGGTGTTGGAATCGCGGATACGTTGCATGGTTTCCTCTGCTGGTTGAAGGGCGTGTTCGCCCGTTATCCGCGCCATTCAGGCGCGAAAGGGATTTCGTCATCCAAAGCTGGGTTGTAGCCGCCGCCCTGCTGGTTCGCGGTATGACCTGCGGAATCGCGCGAGCGTTCATCGCCATAATCGTCCTGGCTGGCCGGACCCCGCCCACCGCCATTGCCCTGCGGCATGAGCTTCAACTCACCGCTGAAATTCTCCAGCACAAGCTCCGTGGAATAGCGGGTGTTGCCCTGCTGATCTTCCCACTTGCGTGTGCGGCTCTTGCCCGCGATGAAAACGGTGTTCCCCTTCGACAGGTATTGTTCCGCAATCTTGGCGAGGGCCTGATTGAAGATGACGACCGTATGCCACTCGGCCTTTTCTTTCCGCTCGCCGGTTTGCTTGTCGCGCCAATAATCTGACGTGACCACGCGCATGGTGACCATGAGATCACCACTGTTGGCATTGCGAACTTCTGGATCAGCACCAAGACGGCCGATAATTTCATGACGATTGTACGTCATGCCGCCGCCCTCCAGTCGATGCCCAGATAGCGGGAGAGCCGGTCAAGCCATGCTTCCTCTGCCTTCATCGGAGCCCACGGCTTGATTGCGCCGGTCAGCTTTGGCATCGGCAGTTCCCGACCGGCTAAGTTCTTCAGGCCGTTATTGCCAAATAGCGCAGCCGTTTCGGCGCGAAGCATCCGCTCGTCCATTTCCTTGACAGCGAAGGGAACAGAAGGCGGCAGGCCAGCCTTTCGATAAATCGCCTGATCCAGTCGCGCCTTTACAGCCTCGACAGCGTCCCGGACACGGTGCATCGGTATATCGTGCATGCGATAGAGTGCATCGGCCAGAAACAGAACCGCCGGTCGCGACCAGTCTCCTAGCAGCGCCTCATGGGCGTCGTGTAGAAGAAAATAAGCACACAAAGTCGTGTCGCCCGTTTCATTCGCCAACGCATCTGCACCCATTACGCAATGCTGTGCGACTGAAAACATCGGGCCTCTGTTGATGCCGTTGAAGCGGGCCAGCTTCGAAAGGGCGCTGGCGATCGTGGGCCAGTGAATATCGCTATCCAGAGGATTGGCGAGATCCATGACGGAACCGTCTGGACGGAACGAAAGTATTTGGGAAGTCATTGCGGAATACCGATAAAAAGGGAAAAGAACGGGAGCGCGAACGCGATGACACACCCGGAGATGGCTTCTGTTACAGTCACGACAGCGCCCTCCTGTTGCGAACGGGAATTTTCGGAAGCGTTTGCTCCGCAGCGAGGGTCAGCCTGGCGCGCTCTGCCGGGAGCAAGGGAAGAAAGTTCAGGAACTCCTGAAGCACACAAATGCAGCGTTCTCGTTGTGGTGCCCACGGATCCAGCATCAGGGCCGCTCGGCTGGCGCAATACCGGCCCCAAGCCTCGAAGAACTGCGTTGAAGTTGTGAGGTCAACCGTCATGGGCGGACGGTTCGGAACTGGCTGCCTGACTTTCATGACCATGTCAGCGAGGTTGTCGTGGGCTGGCTTCCGGCTTTCCGATTTCCATTCCGCGGCCAGTTGTTGGGCCTGCGTTCCGAACTCGATGATTTCAGCAGGGGTGAACCCGGACCGGATCAAGTCCTTGTATGTCGCAGCGCCCGACGATGCTGCAATGTCCTGCATCGCCTTCGCCATTTCGATGGCGCGAAGATTCGGAGTGTTTTCGGCGCCACGCGGATCGCTGTCAGGGATCGGGAATGAAGCCCGTGAAACAGCGGCCTTGTGCCTCGGAGAATGTGTGAATGGGAGAGTCATGCTTTGGCCTCCAACTTGAAAGATGTGGCACAATGTAAGCATAACTTATATTTCAATTCAAGTGGCTCTTAAAATCCACACCCGAAAGAATCGATTCGACATTGGCAGAAAAAGAATCAATGATGAGAACGAAATGAGAACAAACAGGGCGTAAAGGGTGTGAAATGTTCCCGAAAGAACCGACAATCGGACAGACTTTTTCGATATCGATCGAGTGTGGAGACTGTGGGCACGTGCGATGGCGCAAGCCGCAAGAGCTTTACAAGCTCGGCTTCGAATACGGGACATTGATCAACGATCTGGGGCTGAAACTGTACTGCGCGGAATGCCGGCGCAATGGAGATTCGGGGAAAAATGTGATTCTCAGTCCAGCTTTCAAAACTGAACTCGACCGAGAACGCGCGAACGCGTCCCGGATCAATAGCCTAATAGTTCCCGGAGAGGGATTACGCGCCACATGTTCTTGATGGCGTAAGGATCAAAGCTTAGTTCTTTTTGAGGATTGAACTGCGTGCAGATAATCTCCGATGTCGAGCGCCGGACAAGGCGCTTGATATATGCGTGCCCGATCTCCCCCTCCTTCACCGGAAACATTTCAATAACAACATCATCGCCCGGCACCGCCTCCCGTCCGCCGCAGTAAATAAGCTCTCCGGGCTCATATCTCGGCCACATGCTGTCGCTGATCACATGAAGCGCAAATACCTTGCGAATTCCGGCAAGCCCAGGCGGGCGGCGCACATATCCAGTGATTTCCCCGTTAAGCGAAAAGTCGCCATCATCACCACCTACAGCTACCCCCCTGACCTCAACGTCAAGCGGCCCCTTCGGCAGCTCGTGAGAATCAGAGATAAACTCCGCTTCATTTACAGGCTGATCGTCGAGGTACACTACCTCGCCCCGGCCCAGAGCCGCTGCATCCACTTTCAATAGATCGGCAGTCCGGATCAGGTTTTCAGTCGATGGAAGATTCTTTCCAATTTCCCAATTACCGACAGCAGCAGTCTGGGTGTTCAGATGGGCCGCAATCTCGCGCATCACCAGGCCGCGCTGCTTTCGCGCGGTCCGGATAGCCGCCCCAACTTTGATCGCCAGTTCATTCTTGTTCATGGGCTGCATGTGAAGCTTAAACATGTTTCTAGTCCATTTAAGAGTTTCTTGCTTTCATTTTTAAGTTATGCTTATATCGCCTCATGAAACCGAACCTTGACCCCTCCGGAGCACTCAAGCTCGCCATAGACAAAGCCGGCAGCGCCAGCGCACTGGCGCGCCATTTGCGTTTGACGCCCTCTGCGATCTTGCAATGGGATGTCGTTCCCCCAAAACGCGTGCTCGAAGTTGAAGCCTTCACCGGCGTTTCTCGTCACGCACTTCGCCCGGATATTTATGGGATAAAGCCATTTGCTGAGGTGCCGGCATGACTTCAATTTTCCGTCGCCTTGACGATGCCGCCTGCGCACTCCTGACCGGCCATTCGCGCCGCGATATGGACCGTGTGCGCCTGCGCCGCCTGACAATCCTTGTTCGCCGGGAAATTGCCCGACTTGAGCGTGAAGCGCGAGAGCATGAATATTTCTCATTTCGTGCAACCTCCTGCCGGTCTCTAGCGCAGTCGCTTGCGAGCCGCCTTGAAGGCGTCGTCGATCGCATTGATGATGAGACCTACCGAGTTTTGCTGGATCATCTCCATATCGAGCGCATCAACCTTCACGCCCGCCGCAAATTTCAGTGGGATTACTGGCATTCGCTCGACGACTTCAACAAGGCGCGCATTCACTGCCCGGTAATGCCGGTAGTCGATCCTGCCAGCCAGCAATACGGCAAGCTCTTCAAGGGCCTTGGTGACCGCCGCATTTTTGATCCGTTCCATGACAAGGGCGGTTTCAGCGTTTGGCATTGGCATTGCGTTCTGGCTCCGTTGTTTCGGTGGCTGGTGCGCCCCTTGCAGCGTGTGAAGGTTAGCGGTCCGCCGTAGTGATCTGACCCCGGCAACCTGACACTCCAATCCCTTTCCCACCATGGGAAAAAACAGCGGATTTTCCCGCCACGGGAAAGCTTTGCCTTTTGAGGACTTACCCATGAGCCCATTAACCGATGCTTGGTTTTACCGGATCAAGGCAGCCCAGAACGATCTCATCAAATATTGCGGGGGCGTCGAGAAAACGGCGTCGCTCGTTTCCATGTCGAAAAGTCAGGTCGGGCGATACAACAACACGCTCGACCCCGACATGATGCCGGTTCATGTCGTCTGCCAGCTTGAGGCTCAATGCGGAGTACCTTGCGTCACATCCGTGATGGCAGATTTGAACAATCGGCGACTGTCGGAACCGGATAGCGATGATGTCAGGGCCGCTGGCGACATTCTGAATGCACATTCCGAGGTTGTCCGTAGCGTGGGCGAAGTAATGAGCGTCGGCGCGCAAGTGTTTGCCGATGGCAAGGTGACCGGTACCGAGGCCATAAAACTCGATAAATCCGCATCGCAGGTAGAGCGGCATGTTTCCGAACTCAGACGGAAACTGTCCGGGCATATCACCAATGCGCGTCGAGGCGATCCCGCGCTTCGCATCATTGGGGATGACTGACCATGGTGCGTCGTTCCTCTCCCTCACAGCGCCCCCGCCACATCGTTCTTCTGCTCGCCTCACTTTGCTCAGGGATGACCATTGGCGGCGCCTATGCTGCATTTCTGTATTGGGCGGTGACGAGATGACTATCAACCTGCTCAACGGTCGCGTGGAAATCATTGTCAACGACGTGATGGCCGCGCTCGCGCAAATACCTTCCGACAGCGTGGATTGCGTGGTTACGTCTCCCCCATATTGGGGTTTGCGATCCTATATTGCAGACGGCGACCCGTTGAAGCCGCTGGAAATCGGCCTCGAACCGACCCTCGCTTCGCATCTGGAAACGATGGTGACCGTGTTCGAACAAGTTCGCCGTGTCCTGAAGCCGACCGGCACTTGTTGGATCAATTACGGCGACTGCTATGCCACCACGCCGAACGGCAAATCTGCTGCCGATTACAAGGCGGACGGCACCGACGACCGCACGTTTAGGGACAAGCCATTTTCAACCATTGGCGGCGGCATCAAGCCGAAAGACCTGTTAATGATCCCAAACCGGCTGGCCATCGCGCTGCAAGATGCAGGCTGGTGGGTTCGCTCGGAAATCATTTGGGGTAAATCCAACCCCATGCCGGACTCCTCCGGTGCCTATCGCCCTTCCGCCGCGCATGAAAAAATCTTCATGCTGACCAAGTCTGACAACGGCGACGTATGGCGTGCGCGCGATACGGGCGAGATTTCCTTTTCACCGGATCTGACAGAGCGCTGCCCCTTCATCACCGACCCGTCACGCGAAGGTGCGCGTTGGATACGCATAGGCGCGTATTACGACGCCGAAGCGGTCAACATAGCGGCAAGCCCCAGCACCAACGCGCGCGTATCGCAGGACGTTATCAATCAAGTCGGCAGCTATCGTGCCAATGGCGGCGCGAAGATCAACCGGTCGATGAAGGCCGTTGTCCGAGGTGGAAAAAAAGAAGCTGCGGCGGGATCAGGAACCCGAAACAATACCAGTTTCAACGACGCCATGATTATTCCACCGACGCGGCGCTATTTGCGCAATTTTGAGCCTGCGCCGATGACCGTTTGGCCGATTGCCACCAAGCCGTTTTCCGAAGCGCACTTCGCGACATTCCCGCCGGAACTGGCAGAGCGCTGCATCCTTGCGGGTTGCCCGAAAGATGGTGTCGTCCTCGATCCATTCGGCGGCGCCGGAACTACGGGATTGGTCGCTGCGCGCCACAGTCGCCGAGCAATCCTGATCGAGCTCAATCCGGAATACGCTGACATTGCCAGACGCCGCATCGAAAAAGAATGGCGCGTTTCGGATACCCGCACTGATGCCTCCGATCTTGGTCCCTTGTTCATAAACGAGGCAACCGCATGAGGGGAGCGACAGATTTCACAGTGCTTGGCATGTTCGTTGATCGCCAGAGAATCCTTTGCCGCATGAACATTCAGCAGGTCGCGCGAACATGCGGTGTGCCCTCTGACGACGTGCACCGCGTCATCGCAGGTAAAGCGATCGGCCCGGACTCACTTGCATCATTCTGCGCCTGGCTTGGGCGTTCACCTTCCTTTTTTGACAAGCATTCGCTCGCAACCCGACGAGAGGTTTACCCATGAAAACGTTTGGTCAGCCCGGCAGTATTACACCTGCAAGCTTCTCCCCTGAATTGCCAACCCAAATGATCATCGAAGGGTTGATGCTTCTACGCGAAATGGGAATGACCCGCCGCCAGATGGTCAAGGCCACTGGTATGTCGGAATACAAAATCCGATCCTACTTCAACACGATCTGCAGCCGGTGGAAACTGGATGACCATTTGGCAGTGAAGGGTCGTAATCCGGTGGGGGCAGCACAATGACCCTCCCGCTGATTGTTGATTCATTCGCAGGCGGTGGCGGCGCATCGACCGGCATTGAAATGGCCTTGGGCCGTTCGCCGGATATCGCCATCAATCACAATGCGGCCGCGCTGGCGCTGCATGAGGCGAACCATCCGCAAACGCTGCATCTGTCGGAAAACGTCTACAAGATTGACCCGCTTGATTATCTGCGCGGCGCGCATGTCGGGCTGGGCTGGTTTTCCCCGGACTGCAAGCATTTTTCCAAGGCCAAGGGCGGCAAGCCTGTTGAACGCAACATTCGCGACCTCGCATGGATAATCCCCGGCTGGATCGAGCGCATTCAGCGTAGCGGTGGGAAAGTCGATGTTGTCATTCTCGAAAACGTCGAGGAATTTCAGGACTACGGCCCGTTGATGGAAACCGCGCGCGGACTCCAGCCAGACCCGGAACGCAAGGGCGAATACTTCAAAAAATGGTGCCGTAAAATCCGCTCGCTTGGCGGCAAGATCGAATGGCGGGAATTGCGTGCCTGCGATTATGGCGCGCCAACCATCCGCAAGCGCTTCTTCGCCGTTATCCGCTTCGACGGTCAGCCCATTGTGTGGCCGAAACCGACACATGGTGCGCCTACCGATCCCGACGTTATTTCCGGGCACAAACTACCATGGCGCACCGCAGCGGAAATTATCGACTGGTCGCTGCCCTGCCCTTCCATTTTCGATACATCCGAACAGATCATGGAAAAGCATGGTCTCCGGTCTGTCCGCCCGCTTGCTGATAATACCATGGCTCGTGTCGCGCGTGGCATGAAGCGCTATGTGCTGGATGCCGAACGTCCGTTCCTTGTCAATCTCACCCACGGCGGGCGTGTCGAGGCAGTTGACGAACCGTTCAAAACGATCACTGGCGCGCATCGCGGCGAAAAGGCTGTAGTCTCTCCGCACCTTGCATCGGTAGCCCATGGTGATAGTGGCGGGCGCAGGGAATACCCCCTTACCGAACCGCATGGTGTCGTCACGGCTGGTGGTATTTCCAATGCGCTAATTGCGCCGTCCGTTATCCGCTTCAATACCGGGGCCACAGGGCAGGACGCTCGCGAGCGGCTTTCTACCGTTACAGCAAACAGCTTTATCAAACGGCCCGGCGGTGCGGCTCCTTTGGGCGTTGTCGCGCCGCATCTGATGACGATGCGAAATGCGGGCAAGCCTTTCAATGGTGCAGATGAGCCAACACACACTATCACAGCAGGCGGGGCCGGGCTGACCGTTGTCGCGCCGGTTCTTACCGCAGCACAGCATGGCGGTTCGACCCGTTCGATTGACAGCCCCTCACATACCATTACGGCCAGCACGAAAGACCAGAACAGCGTCATCGCGCCGACACTAGTCCAGGTTGGTTATGGTGAGCGGTCGGGGCAGGCCCCGCGCGCTCTGGATATTGATAGGCCGCTTGGCACCGTGGTCGCAGGCGGTACAAAACATGCGCTTGCCACCGCGCTGATAGCTCGAGATTTCGGGACGTCGACAGGCCACAGCCTTGATGAGCCAACCCACACAGTTATGCCGGACGGCCAAGGCAAGTCTCGCTTGATTACGGCTTACATGGCACAGCACAACAATGACAGCCGTCGCGAGGGCGGCGTCAATCCAGGCCGCTCCATGGATGAGCCGGTCTCGACGGTCACGCAAACCGGCTCGCAGCAAAGCGTCGTTGCGCCATATCTGCAAGCCTACTACGGCACTGGCGATAGTGGTGAAGAAAACCAGCCTGTCAGGACCGTAACCACCAAAGACCGTCACGGCCATGTCGAGGCCACGCTCGACGTGCCACCTTTCACGCCAGCGCAGGCCGACCGGGCGCGTGAAGTGGCTGCATTTCTCCGCGCCTACGGTTTCTGGGATGAGCGCGAGTTCGTCACCATCGAAGCGGGCGGCGTTGTCTATGTCATCGTGGACATTGGGATGCGCATGCTTGTGCCTCGCGAGCTTTATCTCGCGCAAGGTTTCCCGGCAGATTATGAGATCGAGCGCGGCGTCAATGGCGAGCTTTTCTCGAAATCGGTGCAGGTTTCCTGTTGCGGAAACAGCGTTTCACCACCGGTAGCCGCCGCCCTCGTCGCCGCAAACTGCAGCCATCTGGCGGCACAATTGGAGGCGGCGGAATGAGTGCCGCACTGAAACTCTTTGTCGAGGATGCGCGCGCCATCACGATCGCGGATGCTGCGCAGCGCCTCAACCTGAAATGCAATCCCCGCGGAAGCGAACACCCGCAACCCTGCCCCGCCTGCGGCGGCAAGGATACCTTCGCCTTTAACACTCAGAAGAATAAATGGAACTGCCGCCAAGGTGGTATCGGCGGGAATGATGCAATAGGCATGGCTGCGCATGTGCGCGGCCTCAATGTTCGCAGTCGCGAAGGTTTGCTGGAAGCCTGCTCGATCCTCCTTGACCAGCCCATCCCGGAAGGTGGCGAGCGAGAATCGGACGCTGACAGGACAGCACGCTTGCAGCGGCTGGAGGAACAGCGTCGACGCAACGCCGAATTGCAGGAAGAACGGGCGAAAACCCAAGCTGATTATCGCGAGATCGAGCGCAATAAGGCTCGCGGCATTTATAGCCGCACGATCCCGCTTCACAGCACTGGTGTTACCTTCGGTCGCCTTTACCTCATGGCGCGTGGTGCCAGTGTGCCGGAATCCAAGTGGTTGCGGGTTAGTGGGAATGTTCCATACTGGCATGGCGACGAAACGCTCTATGAAGGGCCTGCGATGATCGCGCCGATCATTGGCCCCGACCTCGGTGTCATCGGGTGCCACATCACCTGGATTGACCTCGACAATCGCCCGAAATGCAGGCCCGACATTATTGATCCTGAATTGGGAGAGATTCTGCCCACCAAAAAAATGCGCGGCAGCAAAAAAGGAGGGCTTATCCCTCTTGCCGGTCATCCGCAATTGGCACGTTGGGTGGGAGGTGAAGGCATCGAAAATACGCTGGCTGTTGCTCGCGCAGAAAATCTCCGGCCTGACACGTTCTATTTCGCCGCCGGCGATCTCGGCAATCTTTCCGGCCCCGCCGACCCCGCATCACGCTTCGCGCACCCGACCCTGAAGAAGGAAGACGCCAAGGGGCGTCTGCGCACCGTCATGGTGCAGGGTCCGGTTCCGCGCCCCGATCAAGGTTCGGATGATGCTTTCTGGGTTGGCGACCATGTAGGCGAGATCGTGCTTCTGGGCGACGGCGATTCCGAGCGCGTTATGACGTCCGCTGCCATGGCACGGGCGAAAGCCAGAATTGCCAAGCCGGGACGGCGGATTGCTATCGCGTGGCCCCCGGCAGGCACAGACTTTTCCGAAATGATGGCAGGTGCCGCGTGACAAAGAATACCCAAGACATACCGGCCGCAGTGCGCGCAATCATGGCCGAAGCGTCACGGCAGGCGGAAGCGGCGGCGGGCGGCACATCGTCGGCCAAAATGGAGCCGCTCGCCAGTCCTTTCCCTTCTGAAGAACTCAGCCCCGAGGATACGCTGGCGGAAGCCGCGCTGGAGCCGGAAACCGACATCGGCAACGGTCGGCGGTTTCTTATCCGTTATGGACTTCAGGTGGTTCATGTCGCCCGCGTTGGCTGGCATGGATACGACAAACGGCGCTGGAAGGAAGATGAAGACGGGTCAGTTGTCCGTCCTTTGGCACAACGCACAGCGGAAATGATAGCCGACGAAGCACGCCTCCTTACTGCGACAGAAGAGGAAGAAAAGGCCATCAATGCGGGCCGCGATGCCCGTGCCGAACGCAAAAAGATGGGTACGCCGAAAAAGGACTGGGATGCAGAGAAACTTGCCCGCTGGATCGAGTTGGAAGACGTCATTGACGCTGGCGAGCAGGCAAAGAAGAAAGTGGATGGACGCAAGTCATCCAGACATCGCCATGCAAAATCCTCGGCAGGCACGTCGAAGCTCAACAACATGATGACGGAAGCCGCTCCGCACGTGGCGAAGATGGTGGGCGACCTGAATTGCGACCTTTATGCGGTAAACTGCAACAATGGGACATTACGGTTTTTCAGGCAGGAGAATGAAGAATCTGACCCAGATCATCCCACCTACCATCCATGGGAAGTGCGCCTTGACCCGCATAGCCCCGCTGATTTCATATCAAAGCTCGCGCCTTTCGACTGGTCGCCATCGGCTTCTGCGCCGGAATTTGACAACTTCCTGAAACGTGTGCAGCCGGATCGGGAAATACGCGAATTTCTTCAGCGCTTCTGCGGTTACTGCCTGCTCGGGCTGACCATCGAACAATGTTTGGTTTTCTTCTATGGTGCCGGGCGAAACGGTAAATCGACGTTTGTTGACCTTCTATGTCAAATACTTGGAGATTATGCCGTAACGCTTTCTATCGACAGCTTCGCCGGCGACACGAAACGCGGCGGCAGCGAGGCAACCCCTGACCTTGCGCGTTTGCCGGGCGCGCGATTTGTTTCGGCCTCGGAACCGGAAATGGGCGTGAAGTTGAAAGACGCCCTAATCAAAACCCTCACAGGCGGCGAGAAGATTCCGGTGCGGCGTCTGCATCAGGATTTCATTGAGGTTATGCCTCAATTCAAGATCATCCTGTCAGGCAACCATAAGCCGCGCATCGATGATACGTCGGACGGTATATGGCGCCGCGTCAATCTTGTGCCGTGGGAAGTACAAATTCCAAAACAGGAAGTTGACCGCGATCTGCCGCAAAAGCTGAAAGCGGAAGCGACAGGCGTTCTCAATTGGATGGTGCAAGGTGCCATCAATTATCTGAATTCCGGCTTGGCAACGCCTGAAAAAGTGCTTGCGGCCACAAATGAGTATCGGGAGGAAAGTGACCCTATCGGGGCATTTATCCGGGCAGCGTGCATAGTTTCAGGGAACGAAGAGGATGTTTCGACTCCCGCCGACCTTTTCATCGGCTATTCAAACTTCGCAGGACGGGAAGGCGCGCCGGAATTCAAACAAGGGACGTTTGCGCGCCGTTTCCCTGACTATACGCGAATGGCGTGGCGTGGAGATGACGATACCATGCGACGATTTTGGAAGGCGAAAAGCGGAACGACTGTCTATAAGGGGATTCGGGTACGTGACGAATTCGTCCGCCCCGCCCCGCAGAGCCATGGCGAGGGGTATGATCAATGACGCGGCCCCGTCCCCCTTTGACGTGCATAGCCGTGGGCCGCTTCGCCTCCCCTCATACCCGATTTGGGATGATTGTTGGGGCGCAAGGGACGCTACGAAGGCGGCGACACACTAGCGCCCCGCTAAAAGGGTTTGGGTTTTCAATAAGTTATGCCGGTAGGGACGCTAGGGACGCAAAACCCCGGTTTCACATGCGCGCGTATATCCAGAAGGGATAGGGGAAATCATGGTGTTTTGTTCATGTATGTACCCCCGTTTTATCGTCCCTAGCGTCCCTTGCGTCCCTCCTATTTTCCTTTTCCCTTTTATTTCAACGGGATAGCTGTCGTCTATTTTGGGTCGCAAAGCGACAATCAGGGACGGAACACTAAAAAATGGGGCGGAAGCCTTGAAGGAGAGAAAAATGCGCACAATCACAATAGACGAACTGCTGACATGGGCGTTTGTGCATGAGCTTCCAAAGGGCGGTGGGGCAGATGGGCTGGAAAACTATCACTCTGCCTGGCGGCAACTGGAGGCTTCGTCCTGGGGGAAGGTTCTGGGCTATGCCGAACTCATGACGCTTGTCGACCGTGACCGGGCAGAACCGGGTATGTGGATCGAGCAGGGCGCGCCGCATGAAGATGCGCTGGAAGTCGGCAAGGCGGTTGCCGAACTTGCCCGTTATGACGTTTCTTTCCCTGAAGGCTGGAACCCGGTTGCCGACTGGCAGGATTTCGACGGGCTGACGGCAGATGCGGTGGCACGGGCAAGGGAACGCCTGATGCTGCGCCCTGCCCGTTCGCGCAGCGCTGGCATTGCCTCGCTCGTGATTTCCAGTGCTGTCTTGGGCCGCGTACCTGATTACAGCGCACCGGAACCGGAATGCGTGGTGTTCGCGCGCCGCGAAGGTGAGCCGGCATGGTTCGTTCAACGGCCAGCGGTTGACGCTTTTGGTCGGGAATACTTGATCGAGGTTGATGGTTTTAACCGTCGCGCGCGTCGGCCATATCCGGGTGCTTATCGAAAGTTTGTTCTAACACCTGATCCAACAGCCGATATTCTGGGTCGGATCGATTACCAGATTTGGGTTGCTGCCCTCACAAAGCTAGAATCAGCGCTCATTGATCGGCTCGTCAGCCACAAATTGACCTTTTCGCACCGCTCGGCAACACCATGGCTTGAAGATCGCGACATGGTTGGTATCCAGCTTTTCCGGGCTTTTGATGGTGCCCGACGGCTAGAGCCTGAAAATATGTGTTGACCTGCGACTCCGGGTTGACTTACACCTTGGATGCTAAAAAAGATTGATTGAACCCCGGCGCAACCGCGACCGGGGTTTTTCGTTTCACAGGCGGAATTCGCGATGCTCAACTATCGATGGGAAAACATCGAGGGTTTGCGCCGGTACGCCAGTGGCATCAAACGGCTGCAAACGGAATTTCCGAAAGTCCTGCCGCGTATTGTCAATCAGATTGGTCGGCGTGCCCGCACCCGCGTGGTTCGAAATCTCACCAAGCAGACTGGCTTGCAACGTCAGGTCATTGTCCGGGCGGTGAAGAACGTAGATACGGCAAAGCCGGGAAAACTGTTCTATTCGCTGCAATCCCGTGGCGGGTTCATTCGGCTCAAGTACTTCAAGGCACGTGAAACCCGATCCGGTGTATCTGCGCAGCCCTTTGGCAAGCGTCGTATATTCCGCAGCACCTTCATCATGGGCGGTCAGTTTCCCTACCGTCACGTGAAAGACTGGAACTTGGATGGGCATGTTTACCGACGCATTGGCCGTGCTTCGCAACGACGCGTCACGCAGGTGAAGTCGGACGTTCGCATCCCTGATGAGATGGTGCGCGGCGAAACCCGATCTGCATTCGAGCGCGAGGCGACCGTGAGCATGCCCCCTCGGGTCGAGGCGGTCATTCGCAAGCTCCTCGGGTGACCCCCCACCCCCTTTTAGGGACCGTATCCGCCTCTAATCCACCGGACGGGCGGGCTCGACTGCCGGATTTCGCCAGTAGGTCGTTTTGAAAGCGATACACAGATACACATGCTTGCACGCGTGCATACACACAACGAAAAACGGGACGCCATGCCGGACGGTGATTGGATTTCAATTTCGGTAGCCGCCACGCGGCTGACCGCGATGGGCGATCCCGTCGAGCGCTCGACCCTGTCGCGATATCTGAAACAGCATGCCGAAGCGATCGAGCTTCGCGACGACGGAAAGGCGCGACTGGTCGAGTTCAATACTCTGGTCGCCCACCGAAACGAAAATATTCGTATCCGCGTGGCTCCTCCCACGACGCGGACCATTGCGGCGCAGGGAAACTTCAACCCTGCGCCGCGCTTTTCAGGGAGCCAGTCCGATGGTGCAGCGCGCAAGGCGCAGGCCGATGCCGAACTGCGTGAAATGGATCTGGCAGAACGACGCAAGACTCTGACCAAGGTGTCAGAAGTGGACCGGGCCGGACGCGATGCAGTCGCACTGATGCAGAGCGCTTTTGAACGCGCATTAGAAACTGAGGCTGCAAACGCCTCGGTGAAATACGGTTTCGACGAGCGCGCCACGCGTATGGTTCTCAAGGCGTTTGTGCGCAAGGGACTGGAAAATTTTAATCAGACAATTCTCGGGCGGATCGATGCCATGCGTCAGCGGGACGAGGCCGATATGACCGACGAGACAAGTGAGGAAAGCGAACAGACATGAAGGCCCTGCAGCCGCGTGAGCAGTTCCTGGAATTGCCGCGTGGTGAATTGGTGTTATTCCGGGGGCTGGAAGCTGCAAGCCGCCCTATCGAGAATCTGACCATCTCGGAACATGCTGATCGCTATCGCAAGGTTTCACCCGAATCCGGCTCGCCTTGGCCGGGCGACTTCCGCACCGATCGTGTGCCTTATCTGCGCGAGCCGCAAGATTGCCTGCATCCGGATCATCCGGCGCGCCGCTGCACTGCCCGTTGGGCCGCGCAGCTTGGCAAATCGACCGCAATCGAGAACTGGTTTTGCTTCATCGTTGACCAAGCCCCCGGCTCGATGATGATCGTGTTGCCGACCTTGGAAGAAGCTACGAAGTTCAATCGTATCAAGCTACATCCGACGATTGAGGCGACACCGCGCATCAAGCATAAGGTGCTTCCGGTCAACAGCCGCGATGAGCAAGGTTCTACGACGGCATTCAAACGTTTCGCCGGCGGCTTCTGCCAGATCGTAAACGCAGGTTCTTCCAAAGGCCTGCAGATGGTGTCGATCAAGTATCTCGCTATGGACGAGATCACAGGATATCTGAGCGATGTCGACGGGCGCGGCAGTCCGCGCGATCAGGCCCGCGCCCGTCAGAAAATGCATGGCGATACGGCAAAGGAATGGCAGGGGTCGACACCCGGAATAGCAGGCGCTTGCGCGATTACCGATGATTTCGAGGGCGGGGATCAGCGTTATTTTTATCTGCCCTGCCCCCATTGCCGGACCTATCAGGCTCTCGAATTCGACAATATGTCGCCAGCAGATTCGGATAAGAATCTGCCGGTACATTTCCGGTGCATTTCCTGCAATGAGGTCATCCTTGATGGCCATAAGCATGAAATGTTGCCGCAGGGCAAATGGATCGCGCGCCGGGTTCGCGAAGGTGAGCCACCGGTTCCGCTTGCGATACCTGAGACCGATGTTGAGCGTTGGCGTTGCAATCCATGCGAAGGCCGATGCCGGGATTGGCAACCATCGTGGCACCTGTGGGCAGCCTATGCGCCGCGTGAGCGTTGGGCCGATATCTGGTCCCGCTGGACGGACGCACAAGGAAACGTCACCAAGCTGCGAACCTTCTTCCAGCAGGACTTGGCACTGCCCTATGATCCAGCTGGCATTGCCGTCGAACATGAGAAGATCGTCGAGGCGGTTCGCAAGGAACTGCAGCCTTCGCGAGTTATCCCATCATGGGCTGGTCTCGTGATTTCCGCTGCCGACGTTCAGGGCTATGGCATCAAGTGGATGGTCATTGCCCTTGGTCCGCGCGGACAATACCAGATTATTGACCGCGATATTTTCGAGGGAGCCCCTGACCAAAGCGACGAACCGTGGATCAAGCTGTCCGATGCTTTCGGGCGAGAATATCCAACCGCTGGCGGCGGTATGAAGGGCATTGACCTTTCCGGTGTCGACTCCGGTTTCGCAACCGACCGCGTTTATCGTTTTTGCGCACCACGCGCGAACGTTTATGCGCTTGATGGTCGCGCACCGCAGGGGCTCCCATGGCTCGGAACGCCAGTGAAGCGGGACATCAAGGACAAGCACCGGCGCATCATTGCAAAGGTTCTTCTCTATCCGGTCGGCCTTTACGATGTGAAAACCGCTGTTGTTGCCGCCCTCGCCAATCTGGTGCTGGGTGCCGATGAAAGCGGACAATGGCCGCGCAACACGCTGCACATTGCCAACGATATTTGCGACGAAGACTTCGCCAAGGAGTTGACCGCCGAAAGTCTCGTTGATCCGGATGAAGAAGCACTATCCAAGCCGTCACGTGGAAAGCGAAAACTGATCCCGTCAAAAGCGGGCCGCATCTGGAAAAAGATCGCAGGGCGCAAGAACGACTGGTTTGATACCACCGTTTACGCCTTCGCACTCGGCTGGCACCTCGAACGCAAACTCCGCCTGACCGCCGAGCGGTGGGCCGACCTGCTGGTCAAGGTTCATGGCGTGCCAGCCGAGAATGATTTGTTCGGTCATGCCGAGCAATCTGTCTTCGACAAGCCCGAGAAACCGAAAAAGCCACGCGATACCGAAGCGCGGCGCAATGCATGGAAAAATCGATGAAGCAGCGCTTCCGCATCAAAGCAGTGGGCCGCTCTATCAGCCCCGGCACAGATGTGTCGGGCGTTGCGGCGCGACCGACCGCGCGTATGCTGCGCGATTCCAAGAGCGGCGTTCTGGCGGCGCAGCAGGTTTCCATTGTCGACAACCGCGAAGAAATCCGCCGCAGCTGGCGGCGTGCCGCCGCTTACGCACTGGATTTCATCCAGAATTCCGGCAAACTCAAAGGGGCTTGCGATCAGGTTCTCGTCGATACTGTCGGCGTCGAGCTTGTCTTGCAGCCACAGCCGGAACTCGCAGAACTCGGATATTCGCCGGACGAAGTTGCCGCTCTCGTCGCGCAGATCAAGCGGGAATGGAAGCGTTACGCATGGAACCCGCGTGAATGCGACATGCGGGGTAAATTCACCTTGCCACAGCTGGTCGATATCGGTCTGCGTTGGTACATGGCCTACGGCGAAATCACCGGCATTCTGGATTACATGCCGCGCGCCAAGCGCCGGGCGAGGGGGATCAAGACTGGACTGAAAGTCTGCATGACCCCGCCGAGTAAGCTGGTGCAGGACACCAACGAGTTCGAAAACCTGTTTCAGGGCGTCTACCACGACGAGGACGGAAGCCCCATCGGTTATCTGTTCGAGGAGAAGGTCAACGGAGTTACGCAGAAAGTTCGCTATCCAGCTTTCGACGCGGAAGGGCGACCGACCGTCCTGCATCTGTTCGACCCAACCGACGCAACCGACGTTCGCGGCATTTCCGTTCTTTCGTCTGCGATTCGAAAGCACGCCCAGAAAGAAGTTCTCGACGAAGCGACCTTGCAAACCGCCATCCTGCAAACAATCTTTGCGGCTGTGCTGACAAGCGAGAATCCGTCGAAGGACGCGTTTGAGGCGCTTGAAGCCCTTGAAGACGATGAACTTCGTGACGAGTTCGTAGGCCTTTTGCAGGCCAAGATGGACAAGGCAAAGGAAAGCAGTATCGGTATCAACGGCACACCAACTGTCGCGCAGCTGGGGCCGGGGGAAGATCTGCAATTCCGGACATCTGCTACGCCCGGCAAGGAATATCTGCCTTTCGCAAGTAGCCTTGATCGAGAAACCGCTCGTGCCATCGGCGTCACATACAGCAGTTACGCCATGGACCATTCGGATGCGACCTATTCGTCCGTTCGCATGGAGAACGCTACTATCTGGCCTATTGCAGTTCGCCGCCGCGAGCGTCTTGCAGCACCAATGTTGCAGGCTGTTTACGAAAGCTGGTTTGACGAGATGGTCGGCGAAGGCCGCATCAAGCTCAAGGTCTCCTATGAAACTTTCGTCGCCAACCGGGAAAAGTTCACCTGGGCACAGTGGCAGGGGCCAGCAGCCCCGACCGCCGACGATTACAAGAGCGAGCGTGCTGTATCCGAGCGCATCTCTAATGGCACTTCGTCGATCGCCATCGAATGCGGACAAAAGGGAATCGACCCGGACGAACTGTTTAACCAGCAGCAGCGCGAGCATAAACGTTACGTCGCTGCTGGCATGCGTTCGCCTTACGAACGTCCGAACCAACCTCCTCTTCCGGTCGATGACCCGCCGGATGAAAACAAAAAGAAGAAGGCTGCGGCATGAACACGATCCGCATCAGAAAAACGGAAATCGACCTCGATGACCCGTGCACCGCAGCCAAGAAGCTTCGCGGCCTTCGCATCCAGATTGCCGCCGGCGGACAAACCGAAGTTGTGCGCTTCGGTGATGATGAAGTCCGGTATGGTAAAACGAACATCGCGGCGCTTGATCAGGAAATCGAACGCCTGACGGCAGAATGTCAGAATATCAACGGCGGTCCTCGCCGCCGGTTCGCGAAGCGAATGCGCTTCTGCTGATCTAACAGGAGATTCCACAATGCCCGTTCTTCAGGACGGCGAGCTCGTGCTCTACGGGTTCGTCGGCGATAACTATTGGGATGAAGGCTTTACGGCGCAGGATGTGCTTGCAGCGCTTGCCGAAGTTGGCCGCGACACTGACATCACTGTCCGCATCAATTCGGCAGGCGGCTATGTCTATGACGGCGTAGCCATCTACAACGCACTCGTCGGTCACAAGGGCAAAGTCACTGTGGTTGTCGATGCCTTCGCCGGTTCGGCTGCATCCGTCATCGCCATGGCTGGCGAGGAACGCATCATGCGTACAGGTGCCATGATGATGATCCACGATCCCGCCTCCGTTACTTACGGCAATGCCGATGACCACGAAGCCGCCGTAGGCTTTCTCAACAAGCTTGGCGACCTGATGGCGGACATTTACGCCGAGCGCACGGGCGAGGATACTGAAACCATCCGCGCCGATATGCGCAAGGAAATCTGGCTGACCGGCGAGGAAGCCGTCGCCCGAGGTTTTGCGACCGAGACCGAGAAGCTCAAGGCCGTCGCGTATTCCGCTTTCGATTACCGCATTTACGCCAACGCTCCAGCCCGTCTGAAGCGAATGGCCCAGAAGAATTCATGGTCGCTCGACCGTGAAATGACCGCGTCTGCACCCGCCGGCGCGCCAACCAGTCAAGAGGAAGACGATATGACTGAAAAGCCGCAGGCGGGCCTAGCACCCGCCGATATCGCCACTGCGACCGCCAATGCCGAGAAGGCAACCAAGGAGCGGATCAAGGCGATCATGACCAGCCCCGAAGCATCGGGCCGCGAAGAACTGGCAAGCCATTTTGCCTATGACACCACCATGTCGGCAGAAGATGCCGTCAAGGCGCTGACCATGGCACCGAAGGCTGAAGCCACAGGCCAGCCAGAGCCAGATCCTGCTGAGGATTATGAGCAGCGCCGCATGCTGGCTTCTGGTCAGTCGCAGCCTCAGCCACCTCGCAAGCCGGGCACGCCGACTGCCAAGATCAACACCGGCGAGATTTACGCCTCCCGCCGTCAAGCGGCCAAGTAGGAGATTCCACCCATGGAAAACAAGGTTATGGGTCCGCGCCCGCTCGAATTCATCCTGCATGAAGGCGACGGTCATATCTCGCGCGATGTCGCGAAAATCCCCGCTGGCACCGGCAAGCTCAAGCCCGGCACAGTTCTCGGCGAACTGACCGCTACCAAGGGCAGTTTCGTTCCCTCTCCCTCTGCCGAAGTTGCCGGGAAGGAAGGAGCGGAAACCGCAAAGGCGATCCTTTGCTATGCCGTTGATGCCACCGACAACGATGAAGAAGCCGTCATCATCAATGTTCATGCCGAGGTGAAAACTTCGCTGCTGGTGTTCGACGCTTCCGTCAACGACGCTGCCAAGCAGGCGGCAAAACTCGAACAGTTGCGCGCCGTTCATATCAAGGCCCGCTAAGGAGATTCCCACATGCCAACCCTTGATATCTTCAACGATGACGCGTTTTCGGTGCAGACGCTGACCGCGACCGTCAACAATCAACCCTACCGCCCCGGTCAGATCGGCGCTTCCGGCATGTTCGAGGAAGATGGTGTCACCACGACCATCGTATCTGTCGAAGAGCGCGACGGCTCCCTTAGCCTCGTCGAGCCGACCGAACGCGGCGGACCCGGTGAAACTGCTACCGGCGAGGACCGCAATCTGATCCCGTTCAATGTGGATCACTACGAGCGGAACGATTCTGTAAAGGCTGACGAAGTTCAGAATATTCGTGCATTCGGCACTGAAAACGAAGTTGAACAGGTCACAGATCGCGTCATGAGCAAGGCCGACCGGCACTTGCTCGACCTTGACATGACGCTCGAACATCAGCGCGTCGGTGCAATCAAGGGCATAGTCACCGCGAAATCAGGGCGAGTACTTCACAATCTTTATAGTCGTTTTGGCATAGCCGTTCCTGCGCCTGTTTCGCTCGATCTTGGCAATGACGCAGCAAAGGTTGATGAAATTCTGGAAAAAGAGGTTGCCTGGTCCATCGAAGATGACCTCGACGGTTTCTATGACCATTTCCATGTCTGGACCGGACGCAATCTTCATCTCAAGCTTTGGGGGCACAAGCGCATCCGCGAAACCTTCCTCGCCACCAACGGTGCTGGTCAGCTTCGCGAAGCAATCCCCGACAAGTTCACGGTCGGCAAGTTCGTGTTCGAACGATACAAGACGGGTTCGCGCGCCACGAACAATCTGGGCGTGGCGTATATTGATCATGACGAGGGCCGCGTAACGCCTATGGGGGCGCCGGGTCTCTTTATCACCCGCTTTGCTCCGGCTGATTACATGGAGACGGTCAATACCAAGGGTCTGCCGCGCTACATGAAACAGATTCCGATGCTCAACGGCAAAGGTGTCGATATCGAAGTGCAGTCGAATCCTATCTCGCTTTGCACCAAGCCCGGCGCCCTGCGCAGGATCACCCTTTAACCAGCATCAAGAACACAGGCCCGCGTCCATCAAAGCGGGCCGCAGTGTTCATGCATGAGGTTCACCCATGTCGAAGAAATCCACTATCGTCGTTGCATTTCCGCACGGCGGCATTATCCCTGCCGGGGTTCTGGAAAAGCCTGCAAACGTTTCCGTTCTCCCTCATGAGCCGATTGAAGTGCCTAAATTTTACGGCGAGCATCTGATTTCCGACCGCATCGCCTATGATTTTGTCGAGGCAGAGAAGCGGAAGAAGGCGGACGCCGCGTCGGCGGCAAAGGATTCCGAAACCGCGCATGCGGATGCGGAAACATTAGAGCCGCTGAAAGAGGAAATCGCCCGGCTCGTCTCCGAGAACGAAAAGCTGGCTACCAATTTGGATGAAGCCAGCAAGAAGATTACCGCGCTGGAATCGGACAAGGTGAAGCTTTCCGGCGAGATCGGCTCCCTGCAGGCCGATCTGAATGACGCAGACAAGGCCCTTGCGGATGTACGCGACAGCCTCGGTAAGGAACTGGAAGCGGAACGCAAGAACGTTATCACGCTGACAGAGCAACTGGCCGAAGCGACGAAGCCCCCCGCCCAGACACAAGAATCTCTGAAAATGGACGGCGACGGCGGCAAATCAAAATGAGCCCGTCGCCATTCGATGAACATCGGGACGCGCTATACGAGGAAGTAGACGCGGAATTTGCAGAACCGTTGCGCGTCTTCTTCCTTGAGAAGGGTCGCAGTTTAGCGGGTCGCGGACCAGTCGACATCGATGCCGTCCTGCGTACGGCGGGTCGCGATGCATTTCAGCCCGATGGCGGGAATAATGCAGACTGGAACATCAAACTTGCCGCCGGCAAGGCCACGCTGGCGATTGACCGCACCATGTATCCGGAACTTGAACTCGCCAAGGGTTTTCGCGTCTGCGCGCTTTCTCGCAAAGGCCAGCCGATGTTTGAGGTGGTGTTCATAGACGTCCACTCGCACCGTCGTCTTTACGCCATTCTGGGTGAAGTCCAACGAGGGACAACAAGGAATGTCTGACCATGAGCCTTGCCCGCATCGCACTGCGCGCCACCGCCGTTGAAGCACTCAAGGGCCGTACCCGCGCCTTGAAAAATGTTCTCGACAGCGAAATTGGCATTATCGACAGCGATAGTTCGGGCAAAGTCGAAATTGAAGCCGGGGCATACTTCATAGCGATCTACACCGATGCCGGGAAAACGCAGACAGGTGACAATGAACTCAGGGCATTGTTGCTTAACGGGCGAACTGAAATCCTGTTTGAGACGGGCGTGACGGCCAAAATGGTCGTTTTGAACCCCGAAACCGCCGAGGCCAGTTTGCCGGAGATGGGAATCCCCGATACTGATGGGAACTTTGAGTTCACGCTTGATCTGATTTCGCGAGAAATTGCGGAGGCACTGACAGACCCGGACAATGTCTGGGGTCAGTTATTCCTCAGCTTCATCTACCGCACCGTTTCGACGGAGCGAACCCGCGTCGGCAACATTGCCGATGGTATCCGCCTCGCAGCACATCAGACGAAAGTCGTTGTCGACCTGATCGATGATCCGGAACCCAAATGCCCGCTCGACCCCGACGCGCCATTTGCGCGTTTCATCGCCCTTGCGCTCGCGAGCGAGGATGAGAGCCTGCAGAAGAAGGCCACCTTCATGGAGGCCATCATCACCGGACACCGCGAGCCGTGGGAACGACTGCAACAGGTTCACGGGATGACTGCGCCGGAACTGTTTGCGCTGGGGCTTGGCCCACTCGCGTCTGACGTGAATCGGGAAACACCGGAATGGACCGGCAGCACGATCGCAATTGACGGTGTGTCACCAACAGCAGAGGTGCCCTGATGTATCGCGACCTGCTCGCCATGAAGATCGACATAGAGATGCTGAAGACAGCGTTCGGCAAATCCCTGAAAGTCGGCCCCATTGAACAGGTCGATGCGAAGAAAGGCTACCGCATCAAGCTTGGCGAGGACGAAAACGGCGAGCCGTTTCTGTCGCCATGGTATCCACATCCGGAATCGGGCGGTGCAACCAGCACTTGGGCGCCGCTGTCGAAGGGCCAGATTGTCGGGATGATCAATCCCACCGGCGATGCGCGGCAGGGAATTTTGCTGCGCGGCGGCTTTTCCGACAACAACCAGCCGCCGAGTGCTGACTTGCTCGCCAATGTCTTGAAGGCGTTTGGCGTCACCGTGACCGTCAAGGACGGAACCGTCGTCATTGACGGCAATCTTGTTGTCAACGGCAACGTCGATTTTAAGGACGGCCACGTCAAGCACAACGACGCCAACATCGGCGACACGCATATTCATGGCGGCGTCGAACGCGGCCGCGCGAACACCGACGAACCTGCGAACTGAAAGAACCCATCATGAGCAAGAACATCTATCGCGTCCGGCCCGGAGTGATCTGGGTGAACGGCGCACGTGTGCCAAGTTCCGGCAAGGTGACTCTCACAACTTCCGAAGCGAAGTTTGATCTTGACCATGGTCGGATCGAGCCAGTGACTGCGAAGCCTAAGTCGACAGAACGCGGCGGAGCCGAAACCGATGGTGGGAATTAGCCGCTTTACTGGCCTGCCAATCTCCAATCTGGAATCCGCCTATCAGTCTGTTGAGGTGATCCTGATGCGCCGGATCGGTTCGCTTGTCGGACGCCGCGAATTCGGGGCCGGCATCGTCGAACTGCTTGGGCGCAAGATGACGCCGAACCTGTTTGCGGCCTTTCAGTCTCTCATTGCAACCGCGATAGACCTTTGGGAGCCACGCTTTCTGGTCCGTCAGGTCATAGTGACAGGAACGGTTGAACAGATCCGCGTGGGCCACGCGGGTTTCCAGATTCGGGTTGATTACAGGCCACGTGGCCATCTTGGCGACATGACCGTCGAGCGCGTCGTCACCTTCGGGCTTGGCATTTCCTCCGGCACAGTTGTGGTGAAACCGTTATGAGCACATTCGATTTTTCCACCCTGCCTCCACCAGAGGTGATCAAGACGTTTTACTACGAGACTATCCTCTCGGAACGAATGACAGATCTACGACAGCGTCTTTTAGCTGCTGGTATTGATTACGATGTTGGTCATCTTGAAACCGATATCCTGAAAGTAGTGCATCTCGGCGACAGTATGCGCGAGGTCACCCTGCGTTCGGCAATCAACGACGCCGCGATGGCCAATTTGCTTGCTTTCGCGCTCGGCGGCGACCTTGAGCATCTGGCTTTTTTCTATGACGTAGAAAGGCTGGAAGGTGAAACAGACGATGCATTGCGAGATCGTACCGTTCTCGCAATCAAAGCCCGGTCTCCTGGTGGTTCAGAATGGTGGTATGCAGCAGCAGCGAAACGCGCTGATGTTCGCATCCGCAGCGTCAAGCCTTATCGGGAAAAATTCTGGCCGATCATCCATATCGCCGTATTGTCGAATGAGAACGGCGGCATCCCCGACCAAAAGATGCTTGATGCCGTCACCACCGAGGTTATGAGCGACCGGGTCCGCCTGCTCAACGATACGCTGATTATCGAACCAGCTGTCGCAACAGGCACTGATATTGAGGCGGATATCTGGCTTCTGCCCGATGCTGCTTTCGGTTTGATGGACGTACTACCAGAAATATTGAGACAGGCATGGAAGTCCGAAGCCGCAATCGGGTTCGATCTTGAACCGTCATGGATTGAAGCTCGCCTACACGTCTCTGGCGTGAAACGGGTTCAAGTCCGTAGTCCATTGGAATCCGTGATAGCATCCGAAGGCGTCGCTCTTACGCCCGGCTCAATCAAGCTCAACTTTATGGGACGCGACTTTTGATGGAACGTCAGCACCTCCTTGGCGATGATGCAGCGCCAACGCCATTGGAGCGCGTTCTGTCGGAGTCTCTCGACAAGCTTCCGATTCTAATGCCTGGCGTAGAATCGCTTCGTGGTTTCAAATTCAATCCGCCTGATCCGATTATTCCCTATCTGATAGCCGAATATGGATTGAATGAAATCGCAGATTATCTGCCAGATCTGCGGGCGGTTCTACGTGAAGGGGTTGCATGGCAGCGCCTCATTGGAACGCCTGCAGCGATTCATAAAGCGCTACGCTGGATAAATCACGATGGCGACATCGAGGAGTTTCCAGCGACAGCCCGAAAGTGGTGGTGGTTTCAGGTTCACCTTCCTTTTGAGCCTACCACCACACAATTCCTGTTGCCGACGACTCGGCTTGTTCAATCGTCGAAGCCCCTGCGCTCCGAATTTGCTCGACTAACCGCGGGGTGGGACGTCCGCGCATTTCGATTGAACGAGCATCGTTTGAATGGTGGTGCTGGACTGAACACATGGTCCGGCACTCTCAAGGAACCCGGCGGCCCGGTGGTTTCAATTCGCGTCAATCACCGCAAGCAAGTCGTCGTCCCGACGGGCGGACGTGTCGACGTCAAAGACGTCCAACACATCGAGACGGTTCGAACCGTCAAATCAATCACTCCAGTGAGCCAGCTTTCAGCACGCTTCGCATCGCTGGCGGCGGTTCGGGTCGAATACCGCAACCGCGCTACGGTCGCATTCCAGAATGCGCCGTTTGTTCATCAACCTTTCGGTGCTCCGGTGCCGCGTGTCCAAACAGGATCAGAATAAATGGCTGTCTTTACCCAGGACGGGCGCGTCGCATTGGCGAAAGCGCTTTACGACATGACGCTCTTTCTCGCTGTCGGCGAAGGCCTGCCGGAATGGGACGACCAGCCCCGCCCGACAACGCCGGAAGAGCAAGCCGCTCAAGACGCCGCATGGTCGATCCTGACCAGCCTCGAAAATGCAGTTGGCTTGACGAGGACCCGCGACAAATATTTCGTGGTGCCCGATCCCAACGGCGAAATTGTCATGGCAGACGGCGCGAAGTTTTCCCAAAGCACCGAGCCGACCGGGTTCATCTTCATCCGGTTTCAACTCGATCTCGACGACGCCAGCACAAACACGTTGCGCGAAACAGGCATGTATGTCGGCACAAAATTGGCCGAGAGCGTGCCCGCCGGGGAGATGTATATCCCCGTCGCCAACGTCGTCGATCTTGGGAAAATGATCGAGGTCGATCGCTTCTCGCCAATCATTCGCGATGGCTCGATCGGCCAGACATTCACTTTCGTTCTGACAATGTGAGGTGCCATGAGCAGCATCATTAAGCGCGCCGGTTACGGCGATCGATTTGATCGTGCGTTACGTCGCCACGCAATCGCGTTTCAGGACGTCGGCCGCGACAAGAAGGGCATCTACCTTCAATCGACTGATTTGAATGAAATGCAGTCGATGAACATCGACCACATGCGGCGCGGGTTTGATTATATCCTTCAAGACGGTCGCGTCATGGATGGTCAGGACCCCGTCGTCGAAATCGAAGACGACGACCACATTCGCGTGCGGCTCCCTGCCTGCCCGATCTATATCGAAGGTATCGTCCATGACGTACCTGCGGCGACCTTTGTTCTTCCCAACAAGGGCGACCTCACTATCGGTGTGAGAAGCACTCAAGTCCTCGTAACCGATGTGATCGACGTGGACTTGAAAGGCTCAATCCCTGGCACAGAAGCCTATATGGAGGAAGGTCCAAGCCGCATCGAAATCACGGTGATTTGGGGCCACTCGCAGGACGGCGATCCCTCCCCGCTGGTTTCGGTATATCAAGTTCGGGACGGTGTTATCCTCACGACGTCAACCAACATCGACTTTTCGGAAATCTACAAGGCCATTGAAGGCTATTCGCGCGAGAGCAACGGCTCTTATGTCTTCAACGGCTTCCTGATTACTGCGCTCGGCCCGAAGCCGGACGGAAAGCAGGGGTTCTCCGTTTCAGAAGGAACGGCCTATGTGAACGGCCGCCGCATCGTGCGGCGACAATCATATCCGTTTGATGTTGAGGAAAAGCCGGACCTTCGCAACGTCGACGCCGAGCCGCACCCGTTTACCGAGGCGACCGGCGGAACGCAGACGTTCAAGGTGTCCAAGGCACCGATTTCGAGCGTTCGTCGGGTAACAGTGGAAAAGGAGGTCACCGAAAGCGTTCTTCACGGGCCTTACTCCGGTGTCGTCGATCCACTGGAACACCCGTCAGTAACTGCGATCCTTGAAATCAAGCAGGGCAGCACGGTCTATACCTCGCCCGCAAGCTGGCTGCTTTCGCAAGGGCAAATTGACTGGTCGCCTTCCGGCGCGGAACCCGCGCCCGGAACGACCTATACGGTAAAATATCGGTACAACGAGAATATCCAGCCGGACGAAGTCACCCGCGACAGTGTCACGGTGACCGGGGCCGCCAAGGATACGAATGTTCTTATCGACTATGCATACAAGCTGCCTCGCATTGACGCTGTTTGCATGGATATGACCGGGTCAATGGTTTACGTGACCGGCACTTCTGCGGTGTCTCGCCCCCGCCCTCCGATTGTATCGGACAGCATGATCGAACTTGCTCGGATTTCGAACGATTGGGGTCAAAAGCCACTGGTCGAGGTTACCGGCGTCCGGAATGTTCCTTACAGCGAAATTCAGGACATTCGAACGATGTTGCTCGACGTGTACGACCTCGTTGCGCAGGAACGTCTTAAGAATGACGTGTCTGCACGCGATGTTGGCGCAAAGCGTGGCTTGTTCGTCGATGCGCTTCGCAATGACGCTATGCGCGATCAGGGCATTGCGCAGACGGCGGCCGTTTTTGGCGGCAAATTGACGTTGCCGATCTACGCTCGCATGCATGAATTCCCGGCATTCGTTGGTATCCATCATCTGGACTTCTCCGAAGTCGCTGTTATTCGCCAGCCACGGCGAAGCAAGGCGATGAAGATCAATCCATATCAGACGTTCACTCCGATGCCAGGGCGCGCGAGCGTCGAGCCTTCAACCGACATTTGGACCGACAAGCAATCGGTCTGGACGTCGCCGGAAACACAGGCTTTTGAAGCTGGCGAAGGTGAATTCATTAGCGGCATCTCGCTTGAGCAAAGGGTCGAGAAAGTCAGCGAGCGCGTCGTCAATGCCGAATTCATCCGGCAGCGAGACGTTAACTTCCGGCTGGAAGGCTTCATCGAAAATGAAACTTTGGTGCTCGTCGAGTTCGATGGCGTGCCCGTTGTGCCTACCGTGTCGGGGCCTGCCGACGAGGATGGCGTAATTACAGGGCATTTCACCACGCCGCCGAACATTCCGGCCGGTTCGAAGTCCATTTATTTTGAAGGCTCGGTCGGAACGGAGGCCGGTTGCACCTACGTCGGACGCGGTTCGATCACGGTTGAGGAGTATCGCCTTACGTCGTCGCTCGAAACGACGACGGACACGATGCCCCAACCCGTCGTCAATAACACCGTCATCAACAACGTGACGAACGTCACCAACGTGACGAATGTTGCGGCGAACAACTCGACGCCGATCCGCAGAGAGGGCGGAAGCGATGGCGGCGGCGGGCACGATCCGCTTGCACAGACTTTTACGCTCGCTCAATCGTGGTGCCTCTCGGGCATTCGATTAATGTGCGCAAAAGTGGGATCGCGAAGCAACTCGATCGCGGTGCAGCTTCGAACGGTTGAGGTCGGCATGCCGACGCAAACCGTTCTTGCCGAGGCGTTCGTCCCCGGTACTGATCTTGTCGAAGGCGAAGTCTTTACCGCACGTTTCAACTTCCCGGTTTTCATCCAAGGTGGCCGGGAATTTTCATTCGTGGCGCTAACGGACGACGCGGAACATTCGTTGTTTGTGGCCGAGATTGGTAAGATCGACCTCGACACGAACGCGGTCATTTCGGAGCAACCGTTCACGGTGGGAGTGCTGCTTTCATCGTCGAACGCTTCGACTTGGACCGTTCACAACGAGGCTGACCTCTGGTTTGAAATGCTCGGCTGTCGCTTTGATCCTGTCGAACGGGTTGTCCCGATTGGCACGTTCAAAGCGAACAAAATGTCTGACGTGATTATCCGTGCAGGCGTGGAATACCCCGACCCTTCGGTCGACGTTTCGATCCGGCTCCGCCGCCCAAGCGGCGACGTGATCACTTCGGCACCATCGCAAACGATCCGGTTCGACGAGTATATCCAGAATGAGGATATTCAAGTCGAGGCAGTCTTGCGCGGAACCGAACGCATAACGCCGTTCTTGTTTCCCGATATCCAGATTATCGAGGGCGAGTTACAGACCACCGCGAACTATGCAACGCGAGCAATAGACGCCGCCGACACTAACAAAGTGTTGGTGACGCTCGACGCTCGCTTGCCCGCCGGTTCTTCCGCGTCGGTCCAAATTGGAATGCCGGGCGACTACCCGAACATTCCGGTTTCGAGTGCAACCCAACTCGGCGACGGCCTCGTCGAGCAAACCTTTATCCGATCCGCCTACCCGGCGGCCCTCCTCGATGCGCGCACGTTGATTACGATTACCGGCACGCCAGCGGCGCGGCCGGAATTGTCGGCGGTTCGCATGTTACTTTCAAAGGTGTGATAAATGGCCAACACGGCAAACTACAATTGGCCTTTGCCGTCTCCATCCGGCATTCAGATGAATGAGGTCGCTAAAATTGCGACCTCATTCACGGCGATCGATGCCAAGATCAAGGCATTCGAGACTTCTTTTACCAATCACAAGCACAAGTTCGCCGAGTTGGAGGAAAAACCGACGACCCTCGGCGGCTACGGGATCACGGACGGCATGACCGCCGAAGAGGTTGCGCAGGCAATCAAAACGGCGGTTGACGACCTTATCAACGGTTCCGGGGCTGCGCTCGATACGCTGAAAGAGCTTGCCGACGCGCTCAATAATGACCCGGAGTTTGCGACCACCGTCGGCAACGCCTTGGGCGTCCGCGTCCGGGTTGACGCTGCGCAGTCCTTTAGCTTAGCCGAAAAAGCGCAAGGTCGTTCTAATATCGATGCGCTCGGAATGGTCGACAAGGGAAAGGCGGACGGGGTTGCCAGCCTCGACAGCACCGGCAAGGTGCCTCCCTCTCAATTGCCAGCCCTTACAACGACAGCGACCGTCGGCGCGGCCATGGCCGGGGCCAACGGTAAAACGACGCCTGCGGATGGCGACTTTTTCGGCGGCGTTGAAGCTGGCGGATCGACCATGTTCAAGACGACGTGGGGCAACATCAAAACTGCCATTACGGCTCTCGTGAACGCCATCGTTTCGGGAAACATGGCAGGGCGCGCATACCCAAGAAAGGTTGGCGGCGGCGTTGCCAACTTTAACTGGAGCGGCCAAGGCGGGCAGCCTACTTGGGTTTGGGGCGGCAGCGGCGCAGATGGTGACGCTGGCAATTATTTTGTTTGGAACCCCGCAAACTTTAGCGTGAATTACGCAAATTCTGCGGGCACAGCCGGAAACGTGGGGGGATGGACCGCGCAGGCGATCATAAATCAAATTGAAAGCCGCGCGGCTGCCTTCGCCGACGACCGAAAGAATGGGTGCGTAACCGACACTCGCTTTGCCGGATATGTGTCAAACGTAATGGCAAAGGACACAACTTGGAGTGCGCCAAGCGGATATGTCTTCACGGCAGCGGGACGTAATAGCGGTGATCAGTATACGTTCTATGCGCGTCAATTACAGGTCCACATTCCCTATCAGGGATGGCGGGCCTTTGGAGGTTTCTAATGAAGAACTTCGGCAAAATGGTTGCCTCGCGAGAAGTTATCGACATTCCCGGCGAACAGATAGGTGTGAATGAAGAAGGGGAGCCAGCTTTCGCCCCCGATCAGAAGCAACCCGTATTGATTTTCCGGGATGTCAACGGCGCGGACTGGTTCGACTTAGCGAAAGAATATCCGCACGCGTTTTATATCGCTCTCGACGATGAGAACCGCATTATCTCGATGACGGATGACTATCAGCATTCACAGATTGCTGACTACAATCTTGTGGGGATTGATAATGATTTCGGTTTTACGTTCGGCCCCGGTGGAACAGTCTATGGAGCAACTTGGACAGGCTCTGAAATCATCCGGCAGGCTGCGGATAACGTGCCGGAGGAAATAAGCCGCCGTCAATTCTTCCAGCAACTGGCGGTCGCTGGAATTATAACGAACGCAGAAGCCCTCGCAGCCATGAAATCGGGGGCGGTCCCGCAGGCTTTGCAAGCGATCATCGATGCGTTGCCGACTGAACAAGACCGGTTTAACGCGGAAATGCTCGTCGTTGGCGCGGACACTTTCTACCGTACCCACCCGTTAACCGAAACGGTGCGGCTTGCTATGCAATGGACCGAAGAACAGCGGGATAATTTCTGGCTGGAAGCTTCTAAGCTTTAGTCGAATTGGCTCTGTTTTCGATTGAAATGTGAAGTGGCCGCAGTTATTTAAGCTTTACTTGTTGGAGGCTTTCATGGACGGGTCAAACTTCGCATCGGCGTTGCCTATTGTTATGGCTGCGTCGGACGAGCATTACTTTCGTAAACATGCTGTTGGTTTTGCAAAATCAGCGCTTGCGGCGGGTCACAATGTTCATTTGATTGTGTCACCCGCACCGGGGCCGGGGCTTCCGAAGCGTGCAAGGCGGATAGAAAAGGACGTCGTTACGCCTTTTCTTGCTCGATTTGCAGCATCTGAAATTGCCCGCTTGGTTGTTGAAGTGGTCGAGAACCCGCGCGCTACGGCAGAAATGACAGCCAGCGAGGCTGTCGTTTTCTATCAATCGCTGCGCTTCTTCTATCTTCCGTCACTTCTTCGGAACTACTGCCGACCGATTGTTGTCCTCGACATTGACAGTTTGGTCATGCAATCAATTCCAGCCAGACGCGATGCCGACGTGGGGCTATACCTCCGACTTGGCAATCAGAAGGGAAAGACTGACTTCGAACGCGAAGGAATGCAGGTTCTCGGAGCAATGGTCTATGCCGATCCGAGGGGCGCATCGTTCTTTGATGAAGTTGGCCAATACCTCGACCGTAACCAAAGACGTTACTACATTGACCAACACGCGCTTTATCGCACGTACTTGGCTAATGAAAATGTGCGAACTTTTGACATCGCCGAAACAGGCTGGCTCGACTGGACATTCAAACCCGGTGCGACGGTCTGGACTGCAAAAGGCAAAAAGAAGCGCAGAAATCTAACCTACGTGCGCGAACGATTGCGACTGGAAGGGCGGGGCGTTCTGGCCTCCGCCATTGTCCTGACGGGATACGCTCTTGGGTTAATCCGCACTTAGAAAACGAGCCGCCTCCGGGCGGCTTTTCGGTTCCCAACGACCGCCCTTGAGGCGGTTTTTTTATGCCCGAAAGCCCGGCCATCGCGCCGGGCTTTTCAGTTTTCACCAGCCAGCCCGAGAAGAACGGGCAAAATTACAGGAGCAAACCGATGTCGGCACCGACTTTCGGCATGACTTTCACGCGCCCCAATGATGAGCCGTTGCCAGTTATCGGCGCGGATTTCTCTAAAATCCTGCTGATCGAAACGTCAGAAGGTGCTTCGGCTTCATCGTATCCGATCGGCGACCCTGTTCGTATTTCTACAAGTGATCGTGCTGCGGTCGAGGATCTGGGAACTGGTTATCTTGCAGATGCAGTCAAGGGTATCAACGCGCAGGTTGCCAAGCTGAACTCTGGAGCCGACGTGACAGTCGTTCGTGTGAGTGAAGGTGCGGCGCCCGTGGACACCGCTGCCGCCATCGCAGAAGCGCTCGGCAACGTCGGGTTCATACCGTCTGCAGTCAATGCGACCCCACGCATCATCTGGGCCGGTCGCACCGCCTGGCGTCCAGACGAAAATACCGTTAACCCCGTCGTTGCTGCATTGCCCGCAGCATGTGAACGACTGCTGGCTATCGCTCCCGTCGATGTAGATGACACCAGCAAGGAAGCGGCTATCTCGGCGCGTGAAACGATGAACTCGCAGCGTTTGATGCCGATCGGAGTCGCGGCCCGCGTCTTCGAAGGCACTGAGCTTGTAACCCGCCCTATGGGGCCGCGTATCGCGGGGCTTTTTGCTGCTGTCGACAATGCGCACCGGGGTAGGCCCTTCGACCCCATCGCCAACCAGCCTGTTCATGGTCTTGCCGGGCTTTCGCGTAACATCCCCTTCTCACTGTTCGATGGTTCGTCGGAAGGGCAGATGTTGCTTGAAAGCAATGTTTCCATCGTTGCGCGTGGCGAAACCGGCGTAGACGGTGCAATAGCTGATGGCGGCTTTGTCTTCATCGGTACGGACAACACCGATACTGGCGAACTCTGGAAGCAAATCCATCAGGTTCGCGGTGCCGACTATCTCACCGTCAAGATGGCCCAGATTACCCGGCAGTTCCTTGGCCCGAAAATTACAGCGGATTCTGCAGAAGCTTGGCTGAACTCATTGAAGTTCATGTTGCGCGACCACAAGGTTGACGACGACATTCTCGGCTCCGAAGTAAAGTTCGTTGCCGAGAAAAACAGCCCTGAGCAAATTCGTCTCGGACATCTCACTGTCAATGTCGGGATCGAACCCGCTCCGTCCTTCAAGCTCGCCAACCACGAAGTACGCCGCTATCGGCCAGCGGTCGAAGGGCTTGTCGCCGAAATCGTCGCTCGCCTCAATTCGCTTGCCTGATCCGACTTCCCTGATCGCTGAAAGGAAATCCCATGCAAACTCTATACCAGATGGTGGCGGTCGATGTTCGCCGTGCCGAAGAAGCCGGGTCCTCACGAGCCAATCTCGTTTCCAAACTCACTATCCCGGCATTGAAATTCATGACCGCCAACCATAATCCCGGTGGCGGCGTGATGGGCGTCGACTTCTCCATGCCCCGCATTGAAGCGCCGGAACCCGCCATGGAAGTCAAGGGTTTCGATACGGATATCTTCCGCGACCTTGGCGTAGTCGGCCGATGGATTTTTGCTGGTGCGGTGAAAGACAAGAAGACAGGCAAGCTTGTTCCGTCGCGCGCCATCATAGAGGGCGCGATTACAGAATGGACTCCTGATGAGGGTTCGCCGGAAGACTTCATGGGCTGTAACCATGCCTTCAAGGAAGTGACCCACTACGAGTTCAGCCTCAATGGCGAAGAGCTTTTCTATGTCGATTTCTGGGAACGCATTCTGCGTACCGGCGGCGTTGATCGCTTCGCCGATGTCCGAACCGCGCTTGGCGCATAATCTTCATTTTGAAATTGGATAAGCCATGACCAAGGTCACTACTATAACCGTTCCACTTGAATATCCCGTGCCATATGAGGGACGCGAGATTAAGGAACTCACATTCCGCCGGATGAAAGCAAAAGACGCTTTGGTTGCCGAAGGCGTCGAAAGCGAAGCTCTAGCGGGTTATCTCCTGTTTGCAGCCCTCGCGGGAGTTGACGTCGACTTGATCAAGGAACTTGACGTGGAAGACATGGAAACCATCGGAGAAAGGATTTCGCCTCTGATGGGAAAGTCTGCGGCCGGGAACCTCAAACAGGGGACAGAACTGTCGCCTGGCGAGACGTCTTGACGTCGGTTGCCCGGAATCTTCACACACCTGTAGATCAGATCGAGGAATGGGACATCGACAAACTGCTCGATTACTCGGGCAGTCTTGCTCGTGTTGTGCGGTCTGAAAACAAGTCTCCAGTTCGATTATAACAGGTGCCACGATGGCTGTAGTAACCTCGACACTGATCCTGAGTTTACTCGATCGTGTCACCGCACCGTCGCGCGCTATCGCGGGTGCACTTTCCCGTTTGCAGAATGTTCAAGCAAACAACAACCGTCGACTTGACGAAATGCGCGGACGTATGGCTGAAGCAACGGTTGTGGCGTATGGGCTTTTTCGCGCGTTGAAAGCCCCCGTAGAAGCCGCGACGGAATTCGAGACCAAGCTCGAAGATATCGCCCAGAAAATCGAAGCGCCAGTTTCAGCGCTCCCGGAACTTGGTCGGGAAATCAGAAAGGTAGCACGGGACACGTATCAGTCGGCCTCCGCGATGGCTGACGGTATGGATGTTCTGGCTGGCATGGGCGCGAACCGTGAGGACGCGCTCGGAATGTTGCCGTCAATCGGCAGAACTGCCACGGCCTATAATGCTGAAATTGCCGATCTTTCGCAGGCGGGTTATGCCGCACTCAGCAATCTGAAGGTCCCGGCTAACCAGCTTTCCCTCGCACTGGATGCTATGGCACAAGCTGGAAAGGATGGCGCTTTTGAACTGAAGGATATGGCAAAGTATTTCCCTCAGCTTGGTGCAGGTTACCAGGCGCTGGGACAGAAAGGTGTTCCCGCCGTTGCCGACTTGTCGGCAGCACTGCAGATTGTCCGCAAGGGCACAGGCGATAGCGCTTCCGCCGCAACAAATCTTTCGAACGTCCTTCAAAAGATCAATGCCCCACTGACCCGCAAGGCGTTCCAGAAAATGGGCGTCAATCTTGAGAAGGAGATGAAGAAGGCAGCCAAGGCCGGGCTCACTCCAATTGAAGCCATTGCCGAAATCACCAATAGAACCCTCAAGGGTGACCTTGGAAAGCTGGGTGATCTGTTTCAGGATGCGCAAGTACAACAAGGCTTGCGCCCACTGATCCAGAATATGGAAGAATATCGCCGTATTCGTGAGAGTGCGATGAAGGCGCAGGGCGTTGTCCAGCAGGACTACGAGCGACGTCTCAAAACGAGCGCTGCAGCAGCAAAGCGCTTCCGGATATCAATGGAGAATATCGCTCTATCCATCGGCTCGGCTCTGCTACCAGCCATGAACAGCCTCGCAGATGTCATTGTGCCCATCGTTAACAGGATGGCGGAGTTTGCGGAGGCTCACCCGCAATTGACGGTCGCCATTGTCGCCACGTCGGCTGCTCTCGTTGGATTGCGAATTGCCGCTATCGCTGCGCAATTCAGCCTGTTGTGGTTGCGTGGCGGACTGATATCGAGCGCAATCCTGTCGCTCAAGGCTTTCCGGGGTGTTCTGGCCGGACTATCCTTGGTGTTTGCACCAGTCGCAGCAGCTTTTCGCGCGTTGCGAACGGCAATGATTGGATACGCGGCAGCCGCTTCCATCGCAGGAAACGGGGCAGCACTCTCTATCATGGGTCGCTCACTTATCGGGTTGCTCAATCCTCTGCGGCTTGTTTCGGTCGCCTTTCGAGCGTTGAAGTTCGCCCTCATCGGTAGCGGTATTGGTGCGCTTGTTGTCGGCATCGCAATGGCCGGCACATGGATTTATAACAACTGGCAAGGCATCAAGGAGTTGATGGCCGGTATCGGGGAAGGCTTCCGAGCCGGGCTTGCCCCCGTGCAGCCAATTCTGCAGCCTGTCGTCGATCTGGCGAAACGCCTGTGGGACTCTATATCCGGGTTGGTTGGGCCGCTTCAGGCATCAACTGCGGATTGGCGTGCATGGGGCGAGGTGATTGGCGGCGCGGTGGCATCCGGCGTTAATTCAGTCGCATCAGGTATCAGCACCATCATTGGTCTGTTTCAGTCAGCATATGAAAAGGCGGTGCAGCTGAAGAACGCCCTTGCCAGTTTTACGAACAGTGAAGCTCTCAAAATTACGGCAAGAGGTGGCGGTGGACTGCCGTCCAATCCCAACGTTCCTACATGGGCACAGGGCATCCCCGCGCTTTCTGGAGCGAGAGCAGCTGGTGGTCCAGTCGTTCGAGGGCGAACCTATCTTGTCGGCGAGAAAGGTCCGGAGCTTTTTACTGCGGATCGTTCTGGCACAATCATCCCTAACGGCGGCAAGACCTCAATGGGCGGTACTGGCGGCGGAGTCCAGATCGGTCAGCTGCATGTCCATGGCGCGCCCGGCATGGATGAGCAGACGCTCGCGCAAAAAGTCATAGCTGAAATCGAGAGGCGGTTCCGCATGGAAAGCGATGGCATCCAGGCGGACATGGAATATGCGGTGTCCTGATGCTTTATATGCTTGGAACTTTAACCATCGATACGCGCCCCTTCAGCATTGATGAAATGCAGCGCAACGCGTCTGCCGAGATCGCTTCCAAGGCGCTGATCAACGCTCCACCCGGTAAAGAATTTACCGGCGAAGGCGATGACGAGATCACGCTTTCTGGTCAGATTCTTCCCGCGAAAATCGGGGGGCTGGTTGAACTGGAAACCGTGCATGAGATGCGCCGCAGCGGCACTCGCTTTCCCCTTCATCGGGGCGACGGAACACGGCTGGGCTGGTTCGCCATCACAAGCGTTACCGAACACCATTCTGCATTGACGCGCAGCGGGGTCGGTTTCGTCGTCAAGCACACGATAACAATGACCCGCGTCCAGCCCGATGCCGGGTCCGGACAGCAAGTTATCTCTGGCTTGCTTTCGCTGTTTGGTCTGTTTTGAGGAAAATCAAATGCAAACGATCACTGTCAAGGGCGAGGGTATTACCCTCGACCTGCTTTTATGGCGTGCCTATGGCGTGCGCGGCCGCAGCCTGATTGAGAAGTCACTTTCTCTTAATGTGGATATGGCCCGTCTTGGTACTGTGATCCCGATGGGAACAAAGGTCATCCTCCCCGATCTGCCCCCAGAGGAGGTCGGCCGTTCCCGCGAAGTTGTCTCATTGTTTGGATAGCAGCATGGCCTGGAAAGTTAACTGGCGTGTGTTGGTCGATGGTGTCGATATGACATCGTCAATGCTTCCATACCTGATCGACATCGAGGTGACCGATAACGAGGGCAAGTCATCCGACACATGCTCCCTGAGTTTCGATGACAGTGGCGGACAAATTTCGTTGCCCCGTGATGGTGCCTCGATCGAAGTATTTCTGGAAGGTGTTTCCAAATTCAAAGGCACACTCGACAGTGCCCGATCTTCGGGATCACGTGGTGGCGGGCGCCTGTTGCGCGTTACGGCGAAGGGGTTCGATAGTCGCGGCAAAGTTAAGCAGCCGCTTTCCTTCCACAAGGACGAAGCCACTCTGAAAGAATTTCTCGATGATGCTGCACAGCGTGCCGGTCTCACTTCGATCAAGCTCGACCCGGAGTTTGCAGAAATTCGGCGCGAGTATTGGTCGGCAGACGCAGAGAGTTTCCTCCACATCGGTGAACGGCTTGCGCGTGAGCTGGGCGGCACATTCAAAATCCGTGGCGATCAATCTGTATTGGCCCGGCGCGGCGACGGAAAGGCGGCTACGGGGGCCGATCTGCCGGTAATTCAAGGTGTCGTCGGGCAGAACATAATTTCGTGGGACATAGCTCCATTCAAGGGGCGGAAAACCTTCACAAAAGCGAAAGTCCGCTATTTCGACCGCAAGGACGCATCTTTCAAAAGCAAGGATGTAGAATTTAATCTCGATCGGGAAGTCCCAGAATCCACAAACTTGGTTCGTTCGATCGCGGCTGATGAAGATCAGGCCGGCCAGATAGGTGATGCCCGTAAACGGGAGGCTGAACGGGAGGGCGGCGAAGGCAGCGTTGAAATGGATCTGACCGTTGAAGCGCAGGCCGAATGCACATTTATGCTTTCAGGTGCACGCGCAGGTGTTGACGGCCAGTACCGCATCAGTTCGGCACGTCATAGCGCAAACCGAAACGGTGGCTCTACGACCAGCCTGCAAATTAAGCAACCTGGAGGGGAAACTGGCAAAGATCGGCGCAAAAAGAATGGGGCTGTCACCGCACCCGAACGCGATCTGGGTGAGTACGGAACGCTGCCCGGTTCGAATTGATCTTTTCGTAAACATCTAACTCAAACCGCCTTCGAGGCGGTTTTTTTGTGCCTGAAAGGTAAATCTATGAAAACCAGTACAGCAGGGCGAAAGCTCATTGAGCAGCGCGAAGGTGTTGAATTGACGGCCTACAAGGATAGCGCCGGAATTTGGACTATTGGCGTCGGCCATACGTCCGCAGCGGGAACGCCGAAGGTTGTGGCCGGAATGAAAGTCACGGCGGCGCAGGCCTCAGAAATTCTATCTCGCGATCTGGCGACCTTTGAGGCGGCGGTTTCGTCGGCGGTCAAGGTTCCACTCAACCAGAATGAATTCGATGCGCTTGTGAGCTTCGCGTTCAATGTCGGCGCGGGAGCTTTCAAGGGATCGACCTTGCTGAAACGGCTGAATACAGGCGACCGACAGGCCGCAGCCGATCAGTTCCTTGTGTGGAACAAGATCACCGTCAACGGCAAAAAACAGGTCCTCAGGGGGCTGACAATCCGCCGTGAGGCAGAGCGCAAGCAGTTTCTGACACCAGTATCCGCAGCGAAGCCCGAAGTCGGAATTCCGGCCTCGCAAATTTCAACCGGTTTCTGGGCCGATCTATTCCGGGCAATTCTCGCGATCTTCGGAAAGGGCAAGTGATGGATATCGCCCTTCTAATCCCGATTATTCGGCAAATTCTTCAGGTTGTCGGCGGCTTCCTGATCGCTCGCGGCTGGCTGGATGACGGTGCAGCTGATGCCCTGATAGGCGTCATCGTGAACGGTATCGTCTTTGTCTGGTGGCTGTACGACCGCCACCGGATCAACAAGAAAGCCCGGCTTCTGCGATACAAGGTAGGAGAAACAGACCATGCTTGAAGCAATTCTTGGCATTATAGCCGCTTCGAATGGATGGGTGGCTTATATCGGTCTCGCCCTTGCCGGTGCGCTCGGCCTGTACCTGAAGGGCCGGGCAGACGGCAAAGGCGCTGAAAAGACCCGGCAGAAAGATGAAAGCTCTGCCGCTCGATCTGTTGCTGACGAGATTGACGCGGCGATAGCGGGCCGCGATCCGCAGCAGAACCGGGAAAGGCTGTCGAAATGGTCAAGGTGATCACTGTAGCAGCATTCTGCGCGCTCTCGGCATGCGCCAGTCCGCAAGGCTCATTCTGTTTGGTCGCGAGTCCTTTGCGGCCATCCGCTGCCGCATTGGCGGCTATGACTGATCGGGAGGTATCTGCGATGCTGGCTCATAATGAAAAAGGCGCAAAAATCTGCGGGTGGAAGGCATGACGCCAATGGATAGCGAAGCACCTACCGTTAATCGCATGATCGAGCTCCCAGACCACACGAAAGAGTTTCTTTCGAAGCTGGATGACAAGGATATCTCAAATCTTGAAGGTGTAATGAACCTTTGGGAAACGCTGCAAACACTTGGTCGCGTCGGTAAATGGGTAGCAATCACCGTTCTTGCAATCATTGTCGGCATCGCTTCTCTGTATGAGAACACGCTTAAACTCTGGGGCTATTTTCACAAATAGCCCCGGTTATTCCTCTGGGTCAGTTCCCATCTCTCCCATCTGAACGCCTTTAGCCATACTGGCGATGGCTCGCGCAACCTCGATGCGATCCCATCCAGCCTCTTGCGCGTCGTCAATCAGGCCAAATAACCCATCGGCCAGGGCTTCCTGACAATCCATAAATCTGTCAGCGTAGTTTCCGTCTTTCTTCGGCCCTTTCATTCCATCCTCCCTAGAACAAACTTGCCTGCGCTTCCTTATTGTCATTGCTCGGTGTGAGGTCGATCAGATCAACATCGGGCAGGGGCTTTTGCATTTCCTTTGCTTCATCCCATGGAGCGCGTAGCCAGGTGTCTATTTCCTCCGTGGTGCGGAGAATAACCGGCATTGCCTTTGGATGGATCGGCTTCACTACGGCATTCGGCTCAGTCGTGAGAAACCCGAAGATATCGACCTCAACCGGCCCTTCTTTCTTCTTCCTTATGCCTTTCCAACTTGTCCAGATGCCTGCGAAGGCAAACAGCGGCTTTTCCTCATTCAGCGCGAACCAGTGCAGCGGCTTACGCTTGGTCTTCGGGTCCGGTTCCTGCCCGTATTCGGAGAATGAAGTTGCCGGGACAACGCAGCGGCTTTCGACGCCCTGCCAACGCCGCCAGTGAGGCGAGGTGAGGTTGCGGATGTTCGTTACTCCGCTATCCGCTTCGCCCTTTACATAAATCGGAGGTGTAGGCATGCCCCAGCGGAGCATTGCCAGCTCTGGCTCGTCACCTTTGATGTTTCGCAAAACCGGGGCTGGATAGTCGGGAAAGATATCCATCTGCGGATCGACGCGGTTGGTCAGATCCGAGAATTTCTTGAACAGGCGGCGCATGGCCTCATGTGTCGTGGTGATATTATACAGATTGCACATGCGCTCCTCCTCGTTGCGAAGAGAATAGCGCGGTTATTTGCGTCGTCCAGCCAGAGCGTCTTCGCCTTCCTGTTTATGGGCGCGACAAAGCCAAAGCTGGCCATTCGACAATTTATAACCAAAGGTTCCCCATTCCTTGCAGCCTTTGGCATCACACCAGTGTTCAAACAGGCTTCCAGCCTTTGCGACGTGCGCGTTGTCGTTCTTGTATCCGGCCATTCTCACCTCGGCATCTTCGTAATTCCAAACTGCGCATAGCCCTTTGTCGTACAGACCTTGCAACGCATGCGCCTGTGTAGGTCGACAAACCAAGTATGTGTTCCGTATTTGCGTAGAAGCATCTCTCTATCAACCGACCCGATGTGCCCGCACTGGCAACAGAACCCGTATAGCTCGTACCATTTGAACAGATCCATAATCCGGGTCGAAACCGGCATTTCGGTCAGGTATGGTGGACGCGGTTTCATCGATCAAAATACGTCTCCCACGGCCTGGATTTCTTGTCCGTCGGGTCGTAGGGAACGCCGCCATATATCTGGATGAACTCTTGCTGGCTTTCGTTGGTCGGAAATTTCACAATCGAGAAGTAACGGCCTTTATGATTTACGCAGTCATGCAGGCGATAAGCGCTGAGCCGATGTTCATCCGCGATCACTTCCAAAAGCCTTATGCGCAGTTCATCAGTCAAGAAAAGCACGACCTGAAACGGATAATGCTTATTGATGAGTGTCTTCGGCGGTTCGCCGCGCGATCTGCCGCTCATTTCACGAACACCGTCGGTTTCCAACCACGTGCAAAGCCCATCGACATAGCCAGACTGGCGTACTCGATCTCTTTGACGAGAAAATCCCGATCTTTCAGAAGCGCCTCGATCGCAGCCCGCACATCGCCCTTGTGGTAGGCGAGAACCAGTTCAATTTCGTCTTCGTATTCATTTTCCTGCGCAACCGCGTTCATTGTTCTGCTCCAGTGAAGCAGACACACACGCCACCAAACGTGTCCGGATTTCATCAGCGCCGCTCGCTGATGTTCCTAAAATGTTCTCATTCTAAAAAAGAGTCAATCGCGATTTTGCGGTTGTGACAATCCACCCCGACCGGGGTGGCTTTCGGTGCAGGCAAACACACCGAAAAGCGGCGGCTTCGATTGGACGTCAGATCCGCCCGGCATGACGGTAGGTCAAATGCCACACCCCGACCCTTGCGGGCGGGGGCATACTGGCCACTACAGGTTAACAAAAAATGCAAGAAGGGTTCTCATTCACAGCCGTGCGGCCGGTATCGCCGCCAGCAAGCTACATTGGCGGCAAGAAACAACTGGCGCAGCGGCTTGCTTCTATCATCGAGCAAATTCCGCATATGCTTTATGCCGAGCCGTTTGTCGGCATGGGCGGCGTGTTCTTTCGCCGGCGTCTTGCGCCGAAAGCTGAAGTGATAAACGACATCTCCGGCGATGTGGCGACTCTGTTTCGGATTCTCCAGCGCCATTATCCGCAGTTTATGGAGACGATGAAATTCCAGATCAGTTCACGCAAGGAATTCGAGCGACTGATCGCTTGCGATCCCGATACGCTGACTGACCTGGAGCGTGCTGGACGCTTCCTCTATCTCCAGAAACTCGCATTCGGCGGCAAAGTGAAGGGGCGGACGTTCGGCGTTGATACGACTGGCCCGGCCCGGTTCAACATCAACCGGCTGGGGCCGATTCTCGAAGAAGTGCACGAACGGCTTGCAGGCGTGGTCATCGAGCGCCTGCCGTGGGACGCGTTCATTGATCGGTACGACACGTCGGCGACGCTGTTCTATCTCGATCCGCCCTATTATGGCTGTGAGACCGATTACGGAAAGGACGTGTTTTCCCGTGCGGACTTCATCCGAATTGCTACCCGTCTTCAAACGATCAAAGGACGGTTCATTCTATCGTTGAATGATCGGCCCGAAGTGCGGGAAATATTCAACAACTTCCGCATATGCGACGTGCCACTGACCTATACGATTGCAGGCGGTGAAGGAAAGCCGGTTTCCGAAGTCATTATCTTGGACAGGAAGGAGCCGACAGTACCAAACCTACCATGAATGCGCAACATTTTGCGCAACAGATGTTGACATGCCCTCCTTTAGTGTGTAGATATATACACATCGTAACGCATATAGGAGACGCGATGCTACAAGACAGCAAGAAAATAATTAAGCGACTGAAAGATGACGGATTTGTGTTTGTTTCAGCCCGAGGCTCACACCACAAATATCGCAAGGGAACAGTAACTATCATCGTTCCTCATCCGAAGGCGGACCTCCCGATAGGAACCGCTCGCAAAATTGCCAAAGAGGCGGGCTGGCTGTAGCCAGCCCCTCCCCGGCAATAGAATTTTCTTGCTGACGAATGGAAACATCCACTCTTAATCACTCTAAAGGAAGCTAATGAAACACTACTTCGCATTGGTGCATAAAGATGCCGATAGCTCTTTTGGCATTCAGTTCCCAGATATTCCGGGTGCATTCTCTGCGGCTGATGAGGTTAATGACATCGTGCCGAACGCTATCGAAGCGTTGGGTCTTTATGCAGAGGATACTGAATTACCAATAGCATCCACACATGCAGACATAATGGCGCGCGAAGATGTTCGTGCTGAATTGTCCGAAGGGGCATTTCTAGTGTCTATTCCTTTTATCGAGGATGACAGTGCCGTTGTGAGAGCAAATATCTCTATTGAGAGAGGCGTCTTAAAAGCGGTTGATGAATGTGCAAAACGTAGAGGCTTGACCAGATCGGCCTTTATCGCACAGGCCGCAAGACATGAAATCGAGGCAGGCGCGTAAGCGCCTGCCTTTTCTCACTCGTTAATCACACCAGTTGCGGCGCTTCCCCTGCCAAGGGCGAGCTAAAAGCTCTTCAATAAGGGCTTCGCCCACATCTTTCCCATCGACGTATACCAACACCAATGTGCGTCCATAGCGGTCTTTGATGCGGCCTGATTCCGGGTCGCCCCTCTCAATATCCACCTGCCCGCTTTCGAGCAGCGTAGCCAATCGTTTACGCGCCACCAGCCCCAGCCGCCTTTCGGCATCACATTTCGGATGCCCGATCTCCGGCGCATCGATGTTGGCTATCCGGACTCTTTCGGATCGGATTGTGAAAGTGTCTCCATCAATCACACAGATGTCGTGGCCAACTGCCAGGCATTCCCCAGCCTGTGCTCCATGGATAGCGCCAGGCGCTGCAGCAAGCAT